CGGTGATGACATGCCTCGACCCGTAACTTCTAAAGTTGTAGCAGAGCTGCAAGAGCTAAATTACCTTCGCAGGTTTTTTGCTTCTATTACAGTTCCTAAGAACGCTCGGAATTTAACTATTCCGGTTGTTACTTATGGTGCTAATACTGTAAGAGTTATAGGTTATGGTACAGATGTAACTGGTAACACAGAGCAGTCTGTTAACACTGGTTCAGTCATTCTTATTCCTAGACTTTTAGTAGCTTACGTTGACATCATAGAAGACGATCTGGAAACTGCAAGTATTGATCTTGCTAAGTGGATTCGTCAGACTCTTGTTACTAAGTTAGCCGAAGCAGAAGAACTCGCGATGTTGAAAGGAGTTTATGCTGCTGGTACGCAAACTTACGACAAGCTGTGTGATGGTATCTATAAAGTAGCTCACGCTGATGGAACTTTTGTTGGTGCAACCACAAAAATTTCCTACGACGCCGCAGATGCTTTGACAGATAAGATAGCACAAGCTAGAAGCGCTCTAGGGATTTATGGATCTGATCCTAGTAAGTTAATGTTGTTTGCTGATTCTGCTGCTGCTCTCAAATTGAGAAAAGAAGACAGAGTTTACAATCAATCTTACCGCGTAGATTCTGATTTGCTTAAGACTGGAAATATTCCTCCTATTTTGGGTGTTAAAGTCATAGAGACCACACATCTTGACGCACTTAATAGTGGCAACGGTATCGCTATCCTAGTAAGAAAGGATGCTTTTGTTTCAGGTATTAGGAAGAATGTATTTTTCAGAACTAAGGATTTAGTAGATACGTTCTCTAAGAGAATAATTATCGCTGAAGAGATAGATTTTAAGGCACAACTAAAGAATAGTAGTGGAAACTACGAAGGCGTAGTTGAGCTTTATGCTTCTGGAAGCTGATAAGTAGCTAATAATCTAGTAGGGGGTCAAACCCCTACTAGTTTAATTTAGACGAGTAGAAGGAGTTATGTTATATTTAAATTCAAATCCCCACCTACGTCAAACTTTAATATATTACAAATCGAAACAATCAGATAGTTTTTATACTAGTCAGGGAATAGCTGTATTTACCGCCATAGATACTGAATACACTGTTCTAGGATATGGATATCACGACGATAACACCCCTTTGGACGTTGCTTTTATCGAGCAATTATTAACTAAGAATATAAATATTGTATATGTATGCACTCAAATGCCCGTTAATGCTATTAAGCACGACCGTATAGTGTATGTAGAGACTAAACAGAGGTGGTTCTCTCATCTATTATTTAAAAATCCTCAAGGAATAAAGGCAGTATTCCATAATAACGTAACTAGTGCAAAAGTTAAAGCTAAATTATTTGCTAGTCAGTATGGAGCAGAACTTCCAGTTATCACTGATTCTAAAGACTTACCTATTTTAAAACAAATATCTAAAAAGTTACAGCAAGACAAAACATTTGTAATTGAGACTTATGATGGTATGGGAGATGTATTAATGTCTCTACCCACTGCAAAAACCTTACATTCTTTAGGTTGGAAAGTTCAGTATTCCGTAGAACCTGGTAATGCTTCTATTTTAGATAATTTAGATTTTGTAGATAAAGTATATACTTCTAGCACTCAAATTCCTTTACATCTTGTTAAATCTTATGTGTCTCTTAGTGGAAGATTAAGTGAATACAGTCTAGATTTTAATAAACAGCACAGAGTCTATTCAACTGCTTATTTATGTGGATTAAGAAATCAAGATTTAGTAACATTAAAACCTACTATAGTATTAAGTAAAGAAGAAAAGGAATATGCTACAGAGCTCTTAAAAAAGTACAAAAAAACAGTAGGAGTATGTTGGTATTCTTATAGCAGTCATAGGTCCTACTTTAGAGACTATACTCAAAAGTTATGCACTAAATTAACGTCTTTAGGATATACTCCTATTATGCTGGGAACTCAGAAATTCAAATTTGAGGATTGTATAGACTTAGTAGGAAAAACAAGTATGAGGCAGTTATTTGCTCTTATAAATCAATTAGACTGTGTAATTACTGCAGATACTGGTGTATTACATGTAGCAGGGGCTCTAGATAAACCTACTATAGCTATAATGGGGCATATTCCAGCGGAGTGGAGGTGCTCAACTTATAAAAATTGTTATCCTTTAGTACCCGATAAAACTAAAGTACCATGTTATCCTTGCAGTGATAGGCAATGGGTGGCTCCTGAGGATAGAATGTGTACTCAAAAGGAAGAGGGCTATTGCCTAAGAACTATCACTCCTGATGTAATTCTAGATAAATTTAAAGAAATTAGTAAGTCTAATAAACCACTAATCCTCGCGAAAGAGAGCAAAGAAGCGCCTTTTTTTATGGAGGGGTATGCAGGTATAGGAGATAATTTCTGGCAAAGACCTTTTATAAAAGATTTTTGTAAAGATAAAGAGCTTTATTTAATGACTTTTACTCCTCAAGTATACTGGGATATTCCTAATCTTAAACCTGTTAGAACTCCTCATAAAGGGTTTAAACATCATAATAAGTTAGCTGATAAAATGTCTAAAGATTTATTCTATCCTATGCCCTCTAATTACAAAAAAGTAATTAAACCCGAATACTGGAAGGGGTTTAAAAAAGGACTGAGTATAGGACAACAATTTCAAAAAGTACTACCTATTACTACATACGACTTTTCTTTTACTCCTAAACAAGAGTGGATAGACAGAGCAAAAACCATTTGTAAGAAGATATATATAGGTCATAGAAAGCTTTGTATAGTTCATTTTCCAACTCAAAGACGAGAGTGGCGGTGCCCTGCAAGAGATCCCAAACCTGGGTACATGCAATTACTAATAGATAAGTATAAGAAAGAGTATTTTTTTATATCTATAGCAGATTTAGAATTTGAGTATTTTACTAAAAAACCAAAAAATATAGACTATGCTTTCCACAGAGGAGAACTCTCTTTGGAGGACTTATTTGGATTAGTTAAACTAGCTGATATGGTTATATCTCCTAATTGCTATTTGTTACCTATGGCTCTAGCTACAGGAACTAGGACTTTTGGTCTATATGGAGGATGTCAAAAACCTGAGTTATACTTAGAAAAGGGAATGGATTTAAGTAAGTATGGACAAGTAACTCCAGAACCTTTTTGTAATTGTTTTCGTCCTGATCATAAATGCAACAAAGAGATCCCTGAAGATAAAATAATAAATAATTTTGAAGAACTTAAAAATAGGGTTGCAAAAAAGAAAAAACTTTTGATATATAGAGTGGGGGCAAAATACCATCGATATTTTAGAGATAATAGCAAACTAAACGAAAAGTATCAATTAATTTTTCAAAAAGATCCTGTAGCAAATTTAGAGGAGTATATAGACAAGATAGAGCCAGATAGCGTTGTGAGCGTAGACTATCCTCCTGAGACACTTAAAAAGATATGTCAACAAAGAGACATAAATTGGTTATTTAATGAAGCCTTTTTAGGTGTTAAAAATGTATTTGATAGAACAGGAGCGCACTTCGATCCAAGTAATGATATTAAAAAGTATATTGACTCTATAAAAATTAATAAAAAACCAAATATTCCTAGTTGGACAAAGGTACGACAACCTCAGAACATTACTAAAAAGGAACTCTTTAAGAAGTATGGTCTTTCGTATAGATCCAAGTATATAGTATTATTGGGTCAAGAGGTCTGCGACAAAAGTATTATTCATAGTAAAAATACAGAAATTAAAGACTATAAAGATTACATACATCACTTAGTAACAAATAACCTAGATACCACCTTCTTATTTAAAGCTCATCCAGTGTACAATACAATAAAAAAACGAGATGCTCAACTAATGGACTACATATACAACTATAAGAATATAGTAAAGATAGATGAGAATATAAATTCTCTTTTTAGTATCTTTGATAACTTTACTACCTATAGCTCGACAACTACGTTTGAAGGACTAATTCAAAATAAAAAGTTTGCAACAGTGGGCTACCACTTTTGTGATAATGATAAGTTGGTGTTTCAAATGAGAACTCTAGAAGATTTTAAGGATTTATACAAAAAACTTGATAAGTTCAAGATTGATCAAAAAGTAAAAGATAAATTTATTTATTTTATTTGTAATTATTACTCTATTTTTTGTGATAGCGATCAACTAGTAGATAGATTAGAGCTAAGTTCAGAAGAATATTTTAAAAAGGAGTACTAAATGAAAACTTATATGGTTATTGATTTACCTAATGGAGAAGCTACTGAGGGTCATATAGACTATCGTAGAGAACCTAAGAGATTAAACATAGAAGATATAGCCTTATCAGGTAAGTCAGTTTTAGATATTGCTGCTAATGATGGATTTTGGAGTTTCTGGGCAGAAAAGAGGGGTTCTCAAAATGTTCTATCTACGGATGTAGATACCTACGAAAAGTATGACTGGGGATTTGATGGAATACCTAAAAAGTATATAGGAAGAATGAGTAAAAATACTAATTTTTATAAAATTAAAAAAATATTAAATTCAAAAGTTAATAGAGAATGTGCTGGTGTGTATGATATTAAGGCTAAGACTCATGGAACATTTGATCTAGTATTTATGTATGGACTTTTGTACCACTTAAGACATCCACTACTTGCAATAGATACTATTAGAAAAGTGTGCACCTCAACACTAATACTAAGAAGTCACATAGTTAATTACGGAGGAGAGATTCCTCTATCTTTATTCTATGGAGAAGCTAATACTGATTGGTGTGGTCCTAATAAAAGCTGCGTTATACATTGGCTTAAAGATGCTGGTTTTAAGTATATTTTTGTTCAAAAAAAAGTATTAGTAAATAAAGGAAGATTAACTTTTTGTGCTTGTATTAAGAAGGATGAATTTTACAAGAGATTTAGTGAGTGCGAGTCTCTTCAGATAGTTGAGAGTACTTACTTTGATAAAGTTAGAGTAGATAGAAGGTCTACTCTAGACGTATGAGTAAGAGGAGGTATATTTATTATGGATAATCCTAAAAATTTTAATTATAGAAAATCTACTATATACTTAGTAGAGCACATGAAACCTCCATATAGGATTGCGGAAGTAGGAACTTTTAGAGGGGGTAATGCCTTTAGATTAGCTCATCTAGACCTCAGTGAGCTCTATTTAATAGATCCATATATTGGATACAAAGATTTTAATCAACAAAAAGATTGGTACAATCAGCAGATATTAGATAAGGCTCTAATAGAGGCGCACAATATAACTTTAAAGTTTATGGATAAGGTTACTATAATTATTCAAAAGTCGACAGAAGCAGTTCTTCTTTTTCCTGATAATTATTTTGATTACGTGTACATAGACGGTGCTCACAAATACAGTGAAGTTAAAAAAGATGTTGAAGTTTGGTATCCTAAAGTAAGAAAGGGAGGATTTTTAGCAGGACACGATTATAATTCAGTAGGACCTGAAAAAGCAATAAATCAATTTGCGAAATTAAAAGGATTAAAAGTTATATCGTGGTGTCCTATAAGAACTCCTAGGGTTCCTGATGAAACAAAAGATTGGTTAGTTATAAAGGAGTAAAAAGTATGTATGAAAGAAAATCAGCACTATACGTTTCACAGAGGATTAAACACCCGCTTACAGTAGCGGAAATAGGCAATTTTAAAGGAGGTAATGCTCTGCGTCTAGTTAAAATGAATGTATATAAACTTTTCTTGATTGATTCTTATAAGGAGTACTGGCAATATGAGCGTCAAGTCACTGGGTATAATCAAGAAGATTTAAATGAAGCTCTATTAGAATGTCGCAATAGGATGATACCTTATACGGATAAAGTCACTATGATCATTCAACAATCTATTAAAGCGTCTACTATTTTTCCTGATAATTATTTTGATTACGTGTACATAGACGGAGACCATAGTTACGAGCCTGTATTAGCGGATATGGAAGCGTGGTATCCTAAAGTTAAAAAAGGTACTTTTTTAGCAGGACACGACTACGGAACTTATGATACATTTCGAGCTGTTCAAGATTTTGCTAAAAAGTATAATCTTAAAGTAGTAGCTTGGTGCTCCCCTGGAGAGGACAACGTAAAGGATTGGAATAAAGATTGGTTAATTCAGAAGAAATAATATGAAGAACGATAAATTTAGTAACTTAACTAATGTAGAAAAGGTAAAACAGTTAGTTAAAGAGGGAAAAGTTAGAGATAAACTCTTTTTTTACAAACGAACTGAGAAAGTTAAACAGGAGCTAATCCAAGGTATGAAGCAAATGGAGGATCTTTTTAGAGAGCAGTTTGGGTATAACCTATATTTAACTGCAGGAACTCTAATAGGAGCTCTAAGAGAGAAGGATTTTATTCCTCACGATTACGACGTAGATATGGCTTATTTTAGCTCTAAAACAACTAGTAAGGAAGTAAAAGCTGAGTTTTATAGGATTACTGATGTATTGTCTAAGCTAAATCTACTTAAAGCTAAATTTTGTCCTGGTCACTTACACGGTAGGGCTCCTAACAGTAATTTTACTATTGATATTTGGACTTCTTATGCTATAAAAAATAAATATCATTTAATTCCGGCTATACGGGGAGATTTTCACAAAGATAAAGTAATGCCTCTCAAAGTGTTGAAGTTTAGACAAAGAAAATTTTGGATACCTAGCGATGCTGAGTATTTTTTAGATTATATTTATGTAGATTGGAAAACTCCTTTAATTAATGACTGGAGAAAACTGAAATGGAACGAGTTTTTAAAATGAGCAAGAACTGTAATAAAGTAGCAATAATACTAGCCGGTGGTCTGGGCCGTAGGTGTGGAGGTATCGTTAAAGGTTTTTTAAAAATCCAGAATGAAACGTTACTACATAGACAAATTCGATTACTCAAATCTCTAGGAATTAAAAAGATATGTGTAGTTACAGGTAAATTTGATGCAGAATTAAAAAAGAGAATAAAAGGTGTTACCTTTGCTTTTAATCCTGAATTTAAGAAAGAAAATAGTTTAAGCTTAAAGATAGGAATTAAAACTATAGGTTTTCAGAGAGACATTATTTTAATGATGGGAGATACTATTTGGGATAAGGATGTACTAAAGAAGGCTGTAGACAGTAGAAAGTCCAGCTATTTAATGTCTACTCATAAAATTAATTCTTCTGACTTAGGAGTAACTACTCATAAAGATGAGCTAGTAGGATTTAGTGTAGATAGCTCCTATGGAGATACCGGACTAATACACATTAGTAAGGAAACTCTTCCTTTTTTATGGAGGGAGCTAGACGGAACTAAATCATGTGGATTTTACTTTATTAGACATCACTTTAAGACTATTCTAATTCCTAAAGACAGTAAGTGGTACGAAGTAGATACTTTAGAGGACTACGCAAAGGCTCGAGTACTATTTGAGGCTAAAATAGAAATAGATCCCAAGGTTAAAGCAGAAGAGTTACTAGAGCTAATGGGGGAGATGCAGTTTAAAGGATTTCATTTAAGTAAAAGAAGTTTAAAGCTAGAGGATAAAGCTCTAAAAAATGTAACTTCTTTCAGTATTAGATATCATAAAAAATTAATAGGATATGCTCGTGTATTTGGTGATAATACTTTTTATTGGAGTGTATGGGATGTTATGGTACATCCTAAATATCAGAAGTTAGGTCTTGGTTTTTTATTAATGGACAAGGTAGTAAAATGGATTAAGCAAGGAACTTTTATTAAGATTTTTTTATTTTCTGCAAAAGGTAAAGAGTCTTTTTATTCTACATTTGGATTTAACAAGGCTAGAGCCGAAGTAATGGAGATTCGAAGTGATTAGATCTAAAAAGTATTTATTAAAGAAATCGAAAGATATCATTATGGATAGAGGTGAAGGAGTTTATCTTTACGATAATAAAGGACGTAGGTACCTAGACTTAACAGCAACTGCTTGGACGATGAATTTAGGATATGGAAATAAAAAAATAAACAAAGCTATTTTAGAGCAAGTTAAAAAGTTACCCCATTGTAGAACTCACTACTATACTGTTCCTAAATTAAACTTAGCTAAAAAACTTAGTAAAATATCTCCCATAAAAAATGGTAAGATCGACTTTTGTTTACACGGTTCTGCGGCCAACGAGGGAGCTATGAAGCTGTCTTTAAACTACAAAGTAGGAAGTGGTACTATTTTGTACTTAGAAGATGGGTTTCATGGAAGAACCTTTGGAACTATGTCTATAACTTGGAAACATCAGAATAAAAAATTTAAGTCTTTTTATGGTAAAGCCATAGAGTGTAAGAAGAGTATTAGAGATATAGAACTAAAAATTAAAAAGTATAATCCAAGCGCTATTATAATAGAGCTTATACAGGGCAACGGAGGGATGCATCCTCTTCCTATTAAATTAGTGAGGGGTATTCGAGAATTGTGCAACAAATTTCATGTTACTATGATTGTAGATGAAATCCAAACTGCTTTTGGTAGATGTGGTTGTATTTTTTTATCAAATGACTATAAAGTTATTCCAGATATTATTACTTTTGGAAAAGCTATGGGAGGAGGCATGCCTCTTTTTGGAACTATAAGTAAATCTAAGTATAAGTATGAAACTGATGATCACTCTTTTACTTTTGCTCATTTTCCTCCTGCAATGGCTGCTTCTTTAGCTTACTTAAAGCAGTTAACCCCCAACTTACTAAATAAAGTTTTAGATAAAGGTGAGTACATCAAGAATAAATTTAAGGAGCTTCAAAAACAGTACAAAATTATTGGTAGTATAAAGGGAGTAGGGCTCATGTTAGGAGTTGAAATAGTAGATTTAAAGGGTACTCCTAGTGTGCAGTTAGCAGAATTTATTGTACAGAAGATGTTGGAACATAGAGTGATTATGAATTTGGACAAATGTTCTGGATTAGGTTATACTTTAAAATATAAACCTGCTTTAACTATAAGCTATAAGCAGATTGATTGCAGTTTTAAAATTTTAGAGCACACTTTAAAAGAGCTCTACACAGCGTACTATAAGAGAAAGATATGAAATTATTAAATACTAAAGAGCAGGATTATTTAAACCATTTGCTGGAGGCTACTAAGATTTTTAAGGAGTTAGATATTCCTTATTTTTTAGTAGGAGGAACTCTATTAGCTCTATATAGAGGTCAGTTTATTCCCTGGGATCTAAAAGACGTAGACATATGTATATTTTATGCCAATTGGGATATACCTACCAGACATAAAATTATAGCAAAAGCAGAGAAGGCTGGATTTTATACACGTATGGTCCCTAATAAAATGATTCAGTCCGTGTCTCAAATGCGTCTAGATAAAGGGCCAATACATACAGATATATTTATTTATTATCCAAGCGGTGATTGGACCTTACACAGATGGTGTACTGGAAAAAATAAATATATATATTATGCAGAACCCGCTAAGTATACAAATAATTTAAGCACTCTCACCTTTAAAGGGCACACTTTTAGTGTACCCTCACATACTGAGGATCATCTAGCTTTGTACTATGGAAGAGACTGGAAAACTCCTAAGGTCATGAGCTCTATAGAGTTAGAACCTATTTACAAAGCGCGTTATAGAGATTTTTTAAAAGGAAAGTTTAATGAAAAGAAGTATTTACAGGAGATTTTAGAAGTATGAACAAGTTTAAAGTAGCTCAGCAAAGGTTTCTATGTTTTAGGTTTTCAATTAAGGAGGGTTCTCTATGATTCTACTAATTTTTCTTAATAAGTTCGATAAACAGTCCTACATGTTAGGACCTCAAATGCCAGATTACTTAAAGGGGGACTATGTTAAGATTTATACTAGATATAATGACCCTAAGTACGAAACGTGTGAGATAAGAGATACTCTAAGTAAGATCCAAGAGTACGCTCAGGTATTTGATAAAATAATTATCAGTTTTGGTTTAAGACTCTTTCCTCCTTCAGCATACAAGGACTTAATTAAAGAGTACAACCAGACGCAGAAGAGCTTGGTATTTTTAAAAAAACTTAAAGGTTCAAAGACTTGGTCTGTGGACAACCATACTCTAAAGTTTGATAACTATAGAATTGCAGATACTGGATTATTTATACTAAAAGCAGAGGATATACAAACTATTAAGAGTACTAATTTTAATTATTTTTTACATGAGTTGATTAAAGAAGGAAAATTAGACTATAAATTTGTAGACTATTGGTTACTCACGTCTCCAACGAACAGAACTAATACGAGGAGGAATACAAAATAATGAATCATTTAATAACTTTGACAGATATATTTACTATTACCGGATTGAGTGGTAGTACACTGGATCCCCTAATTGCGTATGCTGAAGCACAAGCTGAAGCTATGATCGGTTTTCTGCATAAGGGAGCTAAAACTCAAAAGTTTTATATTTATGATGCAACAGATATTCTTCAATTAGACTCGTATCCTATTAATAGTGTTACTTCTATTACTCAGCAGGTATCTGCAGGTAGTGATGTAGAGACTTCTGAAACCGATGAGTATAGAACTATTGAAGATCAAGGACTAATTATATACGATGCACAGATATCTGAAGGAACTAAAGTTGTAGTAACTTATGATGTGGGTTGGGATAGAACTACTGTTACTGCTCTATTAAAAATGCTTTTAGTAATACTTACTGTTAATCAATATTATTCTTTAAATCCTGATTTAACTCAGCACTCTCAAGCAGTAGTAAGTGAGAAGATAGGAGATTATGCAGTTAAGTACGCTAATATGGCTAAAGGTGAGTTTAAATCTTTAGACGATTGGGCACAATACTTAGCTGTCTTAGTCAGAAAAGGTGGCACTGACCCAGAGGTACGCTCTGTATAAAGGAGTTTAAAAATGGCAATTCCTGATAGACTTTTAAATAAAACAGCTATATTATATACTAAAGCAGCTGGAACTGTTAATGAATTTGGTGAAGCTGCCTTCTCTTGGAGCTCTCTAGCTGAGGGTGTTAAGGTGTCCTTACAACCCTCTAAAGAGGAAATAGCTTTTACCTTACACGGTCATACCTATGCTTGTAGGAATGCAGTTTATATAAATTATAGAACAGATATTGTTCCTGGAGACTACATAGAAATTAGTAGCGATAAGTACTTAATAGTATCTATAGAAAACGAGGCTGGAAAAGACAGTCACTTAAAGCTATTTGTAACTAAATAATATGAGAAAGTTTAATAGAAAAGAGTATGATAAAGAGTATAGTACTACTCATAGAAGCACTGTCAGAAAAGCAAGTATAAAGTATCGCACATCTCACAGAGAAGATACTAGAAAGCGTAGAGAACTGTACAGAGAGGCTCATAAGGAAGCTCTTAACGCCTCTTCTAGAAAGTATCGTGAGACTCATAAAGAAGAAATTAAGAAACGAGATAAAGTGTATAGAGAGTCTCATAGGGAAGAAATTAGGAAACGTATGAGAGAGTACAATAGGGGGTATGGAAAAAAAAGAAAAGGGCAAGATACAAGCTTTAGGATGCTCTGCTATTTAAGAACTCGAATATGGATTGCTCTCAAGGGAAGAGTAAAGTCTCAACGCACTATAAAACTAATTGGTTGTTCTGTAGATTTTCTAAAAGAACATCTAGAAAAACAATTCAAAAAAGGTATGTTTTGGGATAATTATGGAGAGTGGCATGTAGACCACAAAAGACCTTGTGCTTCTTTTGATCTAGCAAAACCAAAGAATCAAAGAAAATGTTTTAATTGGAAGAATTTACAGCCCCTATGGGCTAATGAGAATATAAAGAAAGGTGCAAAGGTAACCAAATGATAGGTATAGACGTAAAAATTAAAACTCAAGATTTAGATAAGTTTCACCAACGACTTACCCATGTCCTAAGTAAAATAAGGCACGACGTAAGAAGGCTAGGTACTGCTGGATACAAGTACATGAAAACATATATTCCAATATCAAGTTTAGGTAAACCCCATTTAAGGGATTCTTTCAGGATTACCACTAGAACGATCCCAGGTCTTGGTCTTCAGTTGAGGATATTCACAGATTTAACTCAGTTTCCCTACGCTCCTTTCGTAGACATTGGAGCCGACATACCTGCTAGACGTGCTAGAAATAAAAAAGCAATGGCATTTAACGTAGGTGGACAGCAAGTATTTACTAGGTCAGCTAAAGGTTTTAGACTAAAGGGTACCGGATTTGTAGATAAAACGGAGGCTTGGTTAGCTCTTCGTGCTTTCAGATACATAGATCCCACTTTAAAAAGATATTTAAAATAATAAAGGAGATAAATTTTGATTACAGAGACTATAATAGAGGTATTAAGAGAAGATAGTACCCTACAAACCTTACTAGGAGCTGCAAGTGCTGCTAGTTGTCCCGTATTTACTACTCATGGATTCCAAGATACCGCAGATAAGCAAATAAATGTGTCCTATGATATGGGTGAGACACTTCCTGTGGATCAAGATGCTAAAACTCATGATGGAATTTTTAGAGTATATGTCCTTGTAAAAGACACTACGAGTGAACCCATAAAGACTGCCCATACGATTGCTGCTAGAGTTCTAGCTCTTTTAGACTTAAAGGGTAGTACTTTGGATGATACAGACACTATATACTGGGTTCAAAAGACAGATTCTGACATTAATCACTACGATAATATTCATTTTTTTGAGATAGAGATATCATTTAGGTTTGTTTTAACAGAGGCTTAATTTGTGCGAGTATTAAGGTTTTCAATTATAGAAGGTTAATAGAGATATTTCTCTATAGTTACACATATAAAGAACTAAGAAGGAGGGATAAAGAGTGAAATTTTCAGTAGGAAGAATTACAGTAGGCGAAGATACTATCGCGAAGTGTACTGGTATATCCGTAAGAATTGATGGAAATCCCGTAGATTTTTATGGTGGAGGTTATGTAGACCCTTTAGAAATAGAAGTAGGCAATAGAGCTATTACTATTTCTGTAGACTACGCTGAGTACGCAGGCGATCTAGACCCTGACACAGTACTACCTAATACTTATGTAGACGTAGTATTGTTAGCATCAGCATCAGATGAGAATCGAGGCATTAGCAGCTTTACTTTAACTAGATGCAAAGCAGTATCTTGGGAGATAGCATCTACTCAAGACGGTTTTGTAACTTATAGGTTAGAGCTAAGAAAGACTCATAGCTGAGGCTATTTGAACTAGAATAATTGTAGAAGGAGGTAAATTATGTCCGAGAGGATTATAGAAACTCGACGCATTAAAGTGAAACTTTTAGACGGATCTACGTTAGATATCCGTCCTCTTACTTTAGCTGAACGAAGAGAGTGCATCAAAAAGGTACCAGGTCAGCTAACAGATCTTAGTAAAATCAAAGACGAACAGTTTGCAGAAAAGTATATAGATGTCCAAAGAGATCTTGTACATTTTCTAATTACTCGGTCTAGTCCTGATTTTAAGATAGAAGACGTAGAGACTAAATTAGATACAAGTATTATCGAGCAGATTGTACTAGCTACTCTAAAAGATCCACTTCAAGAACTATTGCAGTGGTAATACATGCTTAAAACTCAAGTACAAATTTTACTATTTTTTAAGCACTTAAGAAAGACAGAAGAAAAACTCTATCTTTACATCGTAGATACTCTGTCTTCTGAATATGGTTGGACTATTGAATACATTCAGAACTTAACAATGTTTGAAGTTTTGAGATTACTAAAAGCTATTAGAAGTAGAAATGATAATCAAGATCAAGTAACTCAAATTAATGTTAATAAAGGCATGGCGGGAAAGATATCGTCTAACTTAGTTAAAAATAAAGAAGAGCATATAGATGAGACTAAGCAATTAGAACGACTAGCTAAGATGCTTAAAGAAAAGACAAAGAAGGTAAAGAAATAATATGGCACGGTATTCGCGAGCAGAAGTTGAACTCGTCCTTAAGACACTTGGATATCAGGACGCTCGAAAAAAGCTTAAACAAGTAGAAGGAGACATTAGAAAACTTCGACCTGTAGCTCAAAGAGCCTTTTTAGGTGTTAAAAAGGCTGGGGCATTAGCTTTTGGTAGTTTAATATACTCTGCTAAGAGATTTGCTCAAACTATGGGGTCTGCTATTTTAAGAACTCTATCATATGGCGTGATTAACATGGCAAGAAGTGGTATGCGCCGGATACGAGAGTCCATAACAGGTGCAGCAGAAGCTAGTTTAGCTATGGCTAGGGCCGCTACTATAATGGCTCGAGGAGGAAGAGAGACTACTGGAGTATACAATACACTTACTAATTCTCTTCTTAGGGTAGACAAATATACTATGTTAGCCACTACAGATGTAACAGGTATGGGTTTAGCATTGGCAAAAGGTGGTTTGAGTGCTCAAGAATTTGATACAGCTATGAAAACTTTAAATACTATTTTAGGAGTAACGGGCGAAAAATCTGAAGGAATGTCTTTACAATTTTTAAAAATGGCTCGTGTTTTTGGAATAACTTCTGATAAATTTGAAGAGTTCGGTGATATATTATTATCTGGAGCTACTAGTGCTACTGCAACAATTAAAGACTTTTTAGAAGCTGTTAAAAATGTAGGTCCTACTATGATATTAGCTTATGGTAAAGGTACTGAGTCAGTTAAGCAATTTGTTACAGCCGTAGCTACTATGGTTGAAATGGGTAATAGAGGATCTCGAGCTGGTACAGCTATGAGTAGGATGATGTCTGAGCTTATGGCTCCTACTTCCCAAACTATTAGAATGATGACTAAATATGGATTTGAATTATATAAAAATTCTGCATACTCTGGAGTATTTTCATCCGCTTTAAAGTCTCAGCACAGAGCTGTCTCAAGACTAGATGCTGATTTAGAGAGATTAGTAGCTACAGAGAGAAGGTTAGCTGCTGGAGGAAGAAATGAAGAAAAAGTAGCTAAAACAAGAGAAAAAATAGCTGCTATTCAAAGTAAAATTAATGCAGAAGTACAAGCTTCTGAGAGATACTTTGAAGAATTTGTAGAAGCAGGTGGAAAAGTTAAACCTGTCATAGAGATGGTAAAACAATTTAGAGATGCTGTAGATGCAGGCAAGATCACTTCTACAGAGTTAGCTGGAATTTTAAGAAAAATATTTGGAATGCGTGGAAAAAGATCTATAGAGTCCTTCGTAGTTGCGATGGGAAGGATGGAAGAAATCGGTGAGAAGGTAGCCAATAGCATAGGATTAGGAGCAAAACAGCTAGAGCAGTTAGAGAAGTCCTTTGGAGGCATGCATAAAATGGCTACAATAGCTTTTGATAAATTAAAAACTACTGTGGGAATGATTTTAGGAGCGGGGATTGTAGGTCCTATCATGAACAGCGTTAAGCGTAATATTATACAACCTATATCTAAGACTTTAACAGATAGTCAAACTTGGAGAGTTATGAGTGAGGATTTAATAGCCGTAGTTAGTAAAGCTTTTGAGCCTTTTACTAAGACTATTGGAGAACTCATGATGACTACTTTTTTTCCTGAAAAATTTGGATTCGAGAGAGGTACAGCAGTCTATAAGACTAGAATTAGTAATTTATCTAAAGTAGTTTTAGCTCAATTTGGAAAAGTTGCAGCATTAATTGGAGTGGGATTAAAAGCTATTGGACGAACTTTAGGCTCCGCTCTTATCGATGGGGTGCTTGAAGGTATTATGTCAAAAATCCCTCTTCTCAATCAACTGACAGTAAAAGCTTTTGAAGAAGATGAACTTAGAAAATCTTTTAATAGAACTTTTATAAAGTCTCTTATAAAAGATGATGATCCAGCTAAATCTTGGGGTCATGTTAAGTCAGCAGCAGCAGGAAAATCTGCAGAAATTCCCGCAGAGTTTAGACAGCAAGCAGTCCAGTACGCCACTCAAATGAAACTTATGGGACGAAAACCAGGAGGAAGACCAGGAACTTTTGAATCTCTAGACACCGCTACGTTAATTTCTACTAAGGTTGCTGGTATAGTAGGGCAGATGAACCGAGATAGTTCTGAAAGAATAACTAAAGAGTTTACTAACCTTGAGAGTAAGATAAGCAAGTCTTTTGCATTAGTAGAGCAAGGAGGGGCAATACATGGACCTCTTGGAGAGACTACCGCAAAGGAACTAGCTGAAGCTCTGGGTGGTAGAATAATTAGTTTAAAAGAGGATTTAACTGGTGCCATGCATACAAGTAATAATGTTCAAGAAAAATTAATAAAGTCTTTAATAAATGAGTATCATGAATTAAGTGCGCGCTATGCTACCCTATATGGTGTATTAAAATCAAGGAATATTAAAAAATAATGAGTACATACAATCCACGAATAAAATTTACTATTGGTGTAACTGACTACGACTTAGGTCAAATGTCTTGGTTTATTCCCTCCTATGAGGGTAATGCTTTATCCAGAATTATTCCAAGAGCTAAAGGAGTTCAAATATATTCAGGAGAAGAGATGGGTGGAGGGCTTGTACGACTAAAAATATATGCTTTTAAGATTTTAGGTACTAGATTGGCAATAGAACAGTATTTATATAATCTCATAACTAGTATTGCAAATAAAAAAGGCACTCTCACTATAGACGCCACTTTAACATTAACCAATTGTTCTATAGTCAGCATTAGTCCAGGAGAGAGTAGCAATAAATGGAATAGTTTTACTATTGAGTTTTTGAAATCTTTATAAAAAGTTTATTAATTAAGAAAATAAAGAAAGGAGGTTAAAAAATGTTAGATCAGTTCAAACTTAAGGGGTATTTAACCTTATTAAAATTTGATAAGACTGGAAAGTGTATTGAGGAATCGCGATTCGATAACTTAATAGTTGATAAAGGATTAGAGTACACTTCTAAATTATTGAATGGAGTTTCAACAGATGCTTTTAAGTACATAGCTATAGGCAGTGATAGTACTGCAGCTGTTATTGCAGATACTACCCTAAACACTGAAGTAGACAGAGAGCTAGCTTCAGCAGTTTATGAAGCAGATTTTAAGGCAAAGTTAACTGTAACTTTTAGCTTTATAGCTCCTGCTACTATTAAAGAAGCAGGTATACTTGATGCTGCTTCTGTAGGACATTTGCTTTCTAGAGTTACTTTTGCCGATAAGTCTTTTGAGATTGGCGAGTCTTTAGGAGTAGTCTGGACTATAGAGCTTTCACGCTCATAATAGAGAGAGGGAGTAAATGGCTTTAGACCAATATCAAACTACGTCTCATGTAGACTCCATGGCGCTTAGTCTGTATGGAAGTAGAAGATTAGCTCAGATATTTCAAGCTGGACTATCTGGACAGATTTCTACTGTTAAATTGTGGATGAGGAGATGGCAGTCTCCCGCAGATCTTGTCGTAGAAATTAGAACTGTATCAGCTGGAGACCCTACCGCCGTAATATTAGCTTCAGAAGAAGTGGTATCTACAGACGTTAGTAATGTTAGTGATGGAGCGGAACTTACTATAGATTTTTCTTCTCCTGCCGAAGTAACAGCAGGTACTTCATACGCTATTGTAATAAAACAAAAATCTGATGGTGGAGATTCTAATAATGTCTACTTAATGTATGGAAGTTATTTTATAGAGTATTATGCTAATGGAATTAATAAGTACTATGTATCTTCTTGGCTTCAGTTTACCACTACTCTAGATGCCTATTTTGAAACATATGTAGTTCCACTTCCAGTATGGGAAAACATAAATGAAACTCTAGTTCTTTCTGAATCTAATCAATTTACTAAGATTAAGCATTTAGATGTATCTGAGGGTATTCAAATTGCAGAAGTTGCTCCAGCAATAAGTCTTAGTTTTTTAGAAGATCTTGGATTGGAGGAGTCACTAATACCTCAACTCTCTTTTGAGGATAGTATAGTCCACTACAGAGACTTTTTACAGTCTTATAACCATCATGATTTAAATCCTCCTTATCACTATGAAACTTGGTATATCGAAAATCCCGTAGTTGGAGACTCTGTTAATAGAGTACTAGCTCCACACTATGTGGGTTCTATTGACCGTGTTATAGTTCATTGTAAGGATAAAGGAAGTGCAGGTCAGACTAAGATAGATGTTAAATTGAATAACGATAGCATCTTCTATCATGACTCAGAAAAACCGTCATTAGCTTTTAATGATTCTAATAACTACAGCTCTAGTGAAGAGCCTTACTTAAAATTAATAGGTAAAACAGATGTGATAACAGTAGATATTGAGAGTGTGGCTACTGGAGCTACAGGACTTACTGTTAATGTTGCTGTGTCTCAAACTGCAATTCCTATCAATGTACGTAAAATAGAAGCTATAACTGAGGATGGATTTGTATACACAGGAAATGAAGTATTCAATGATAGTTCTTTATCTTTTAAAATTTATTATTCAACTTCTGTATTGTTAGTGCCTCAAGTGACTGTAGTAGATGGTGACGGAGTAACTACTAATTTAGAAGTAGACTCTATAACAAGTACAACTATGCCTAACGATTGTATTATAACAAAATCTTTAGATGTGAGCGAATATGTAGGTATGTACAGTTTAATCATCAAAAATGCTACATCTTATACTGGAGCTCTTCAAGATCCTTTTGAAAAGAAATACGATTTCAGCGACAGTAGCATATCCATACTTTTACAGTATACTAAATTTGTAAGTACTTCTACTTTATCTGTATCTTTTGAAAATTTAGAGATGTTTAAAGATAGTCTTTCTCAGTATTCTTATTCTTTAAATGGTACTGACTGGACTACTGATGTAAATTTATCTAATCCTTTTGAAGTGGATGTTACAAATGCCAGTGTAGGAGGCAGTAACTCTGAGGAGACAAAAATCATATATATTCGATTTAAAAATGAAGAGGGAGAGGGGTACTTAACTGCTACTCTATCTGTAGGATATTACTATGCTGCCATATCCTTAGACGCTCTGTACTATGCGTATGACGCAAATACGTACATTATTAAGTATAGCCTACCAGCTTCGTCTACTACTGTTCCCCCTAAAGGAATAGAGGTATATAACGGATCTACTTTACTAAAGTCAATCACTTTTGAGAGTATCCCTTTGTCTGACTTTGATATTACTACTACTTTAGAACAGATTCCCACTCCTGATAGGTATAAAATAGAAGTAGACGCTGGATACACTACTGGAACTACGGGTGAAGATATATACAGTACTCCTGCTAATATTTTTTATGTGGATAGACCTACATCCTCTGTAGAACTTTATTTAATTATGATAGAGCAAAATACTAGTACAATGGTATGTGAGCTCGTTAAATCTGCTAACTTATCTACTTCACTAGTAGATGATCAGAATCATCCTGCTATAACCTATGAAGATTTTATACAAGAAGCTGTAAGTCGTCAAGAAGACTATATTGTTCTTTATGGATTTCAAATAAGTAGAGGGGAGGTTATTCCTTCAAGTACTGTTTATAATCTTGTTCATAATTATACTTCTATCGTAGTTCAAACTAGTTCAACTTCCTTAGACTTATCTGTTAAACTATTGGACTGGGCAGGACGCACCTATACCAATGATATGACTGATCTAATTAAAAATAATGAAATGAGCCTAAGAGTATATGCTTATAAGTCTCCAGAAGAAGATAGAGTTTCTCAAGAGATTGAGAATGCAACTATAGTTAATACTCCACCTGATTACTATTATGTAAGAGGAGAATACCTATGAGTATAGTATCAGTACCTTTAAGCGTAAATGCGATCTTTGAAAGTAGATCGGATGGTGGTAGCAAAAAAGCTGCAACTTTTAATAGTGGATGGAGTGACCAATCCGACATTGCCAGACTTCATACTACTAATGGTCCAGACCATTACCCTCTATCTGATCAAACTTTTTCTAATTGTGGAGAAACCACAAGTATTTTCGGTGGTTGGGCACCAGGAATACAAGCTTCTCGCTACGTTAAAAATGATATTCCATATGTGCCTGCAGGTAAACAGCAAAAGTTAGAGCTCTATGATACCACTTATCCATATGGAGATCCAACTATTCCTTACTACCACTACAATATATACTCTAGGCATTTTGGAGAACTGTACGATACCTTTATAATAGTTCAAATAAGAATGAAGGCAGGTGCAAAAGCCGCTATAGCAGCTGCTGCTCCAGCAAATTACCACTTTATAGGTTTCTCCTTTACTCAGGGAGGTGTAGCTGCAAGTATAAGTCAGTACACTAAGGCGGCTACAGGAGCTATATCTAATTTTAATGATATAACCCATAGTACTCCTAATTTAATTCAAGGATCAGGAAGTGATGTATTAATTGTAAATTCAGAAAATCCTGATCCAATTATAAATTCTATGTATGAGAGTGGAGATGAATCCCCAATTACTTTGAGCGTTGATCCAGATATGCTTCAAACAGCTAATCCGGACGTAGAGACTACTGAGTATCAAATCTGGGATTACAAATTTACAAGATCAGTGTATACTTCAACAGTTCCTACTGGGATGTTTGCACTTTATGCTCCTGATGGATGGTTAGGAGATGCTTGTTACACTGGAAATGTTGGTGGAGAAGAACAAGAAACTATAGCTAAAGACGATATACCTATTAGTGAGGATAGCTCAGGAGAGGTTCCAACAAGTGGATGGGGGAGTGGAGTAAACTCTATTAGTTCTAGATTAGGAGAAGATGAGGTTGATATTCTCTACATTCCTTCTAACTTGGCCCAATACGATGCTAATGGAACCTATATAGGCGACTTACCCTATGGAGATTTTGATGGATTAGTCGTAGGGGTTGATGGGGTATTTTATTATCCCACAGTGCGCATGACTTCCATAACAAATAGTCTATTAGAACCAGATACGATGGAATTTACTCAATATGCTAAGTTTGATGCTAGTCCTATATTCACAGAAGGAGATTTAGTATATGGAGTGATCGAAGGCACAGTTAAATTTGGAGGTCACGTCACGAATATCACGTATTCTTTAAAGGACAGCGAGCAATTAATAGTGTACACTTGCGTGGGATTTAGAAAGAACTTTGAAAACGCCCCTTGGGTATTTAACTATACTGATTACAATTTATCTGCTAGCTCTGTACTAGACACTATTTTAGGTGCAGCTCCTAGTTTGTACTATCGAGGAAAAGACGGAAATATTCCTACTCAGAACATTCCTGAAGTCGATTTTAAGAATGAGACTATTGGAGGCGGTTTAAACTTTATATTTAGTAGTGTGGGTAAATATGCCTGGTATTTAGGACCTAATAAAAAATTCAGTATATATAATTTAGAGAGTCTACCTACAGAAGATATATATGTAGGACAAGAGGGAGTAGCTATAGGCAATCATAATGTTACTGAGTTAAATGTTAATTACGATCTGTCAGATAGAATTACTAGGTTAATTATTCGAGGAGATTTTAAGAGAGACAATAACAACAATATTATTTATGATGAGGATGATAAGCCTACGTATTTACTCTATGATACAGGATGGCAAGGAACTGCTTATACTCGTTTTAATGTTCAAAGAGTAAAAACAATAATTGAAGATAAGTTTAAGTATATTGAGGGAGTTAGGAACGACTACAACGATATGCAGCAATATGCTAACTTGTACCTAAAACCTTTTAAGGATGCGTTCATAGGAGGAACTTGTACCCTAGATACAGTAAATCTAAATCTAGCTCTAGGTAAAGCAGTAAATATAAATAATACAAATATGAGCTATCTAAATAATCAAGATCTTATTATATACAGTGTTCGATACAATTTAAGCGATAAGTCTACTGAATTATCTCTATCTAATAACTACTGGTTTGGAACTGACTTAACAAACTATTTTCTTTTTTTAGAGAATAGGATAGACGCTCTATTAAGAGAAGCGGAAAAGAATAAGTTTAAAGATGGAAACTTTTTTGTAGCTATGGGTAAAGTTACACAATTATTAACTGCTACTGGACTTAGTTGGCATCGTGCTATAGTTATTAACGATGAAACTATAAACGGTGGTGGACGAAGGTTAGTTGTAGCGGGTAGCTGTGTTTTTTATAACTGTAACTGGAGTAACTTAACACGAGGAAGTTACGTATACATTAAATATCGAATTATAGCTGGAATGGGTCTTCCAATTCCTGGAACTAGAACAATTCCCACTTTTAAAGCTTTTCAAGTAGATAAACTGAAGTAAATAAAAAAAGCCGTTCAGTACTCTAATCTAATTAGATCCGAACGGCTTATACTTTATTTGTTATCAGTAGAATTAGTCTTTTCTTGGTCTGGAATTTGCAATTCATCTGCTCTAGGATCTTCTAGTTTATTTAATCCTAAATATTTAACTCTAGCTTCATTAGGAGTTACTATCCTACCATTTACTAGTCTTACAGCTATCCTAGCCCTTTCGTATGATAACTTTGTAGCTAAATCAGGACAGTATAGCTCTACATCTTCAAATTTTAGTTTAGTAGTTATGAGTATTGCATTTAATTTTGCAAGTTCATACTTAACTAATCTTTCAATCAAAACTCTAAAATCGTCTCGCTGCTCTCTAGCGTTTAATGAACCAGCTTCTCCAGCTAAACCTAACTTAAAAGGTGGGATATTCCATATATTTGCCTTTTTAATTAACCACGCTTGAAGTTTTATGTTATCTTCTGGATTAAGATTAGATAAATCTATAAATTTACCTTCTACATTTGAAGCAACTATTTTAACTCTTGAGTTTTTCTTACACAGTTGCATGATTCTATTTACGATGTCTGTTAGTATCTTTCTAGGAGCTTTAGGTAAACACAAAACTCCAGATTTCATAGAATGAGATCCTGCTTTAAGGTTATTAGAAGCAGCCATATCTGTTTGTAGCTCAGTATATATGGAGGTTATAGGATCAGATCCATATATTCTATCGCTCATCTTGTCTAGTACGAGATATATAAAAGAATCCTCTGGAAAAACTGCTACTTCTCGATCTGTCTCTTCTGGATGCATTAATCTATATGCTTTTTTAGGATTTTGAAAATTAGCTCCAGTGTCATCTACATCAAGTCTAATACAATAACCAGGAACAGCGTATAGGGCCTTTGCCTCACTTGCAGTAGTGGGTTCTAACTCAATACCTGCTCTACCATATAAATACAGATCTTTAATATATTTCTCTCTTACTTCACTAAAAGTTTCTACAGAATTACATTTAGCCATTAGTTGATTGAGATATATAACCCTACCCTTAGTCTTAGCCTTATCCTCATATCCTTTTTTTGCTCGAGCAATAAATTGGTATCTTAAAGCTTCGTTCAAAATAGCGTTGATGTATTTTTTTAATAAAGGCGAATTATCGTACATAGTTTGGACGTTTTCATAAGAAACCGTCTCATACTGAGGAGATACGAAATCCCCAGCATCTGCTACACCAGGTTGCTCCTTAGACTGAGACTCTTTTTCCTCAGTTTTACCCTTAGTATTGGAAATTATCTGCTTTTTCTTGAATATTTTAGAAAATATGTTCATGTCTTATCCTCCTATTTGAAAACCCTACTCAACTTATTATACTCTAAGTTTTTATAATATATCCTCCACATCAGGTAACTCTGTATCAGATGAATCTACTAACGAGGGTCCTATATCCAACTCTTGAAGTACTGCTGAATAAACAGCTCCTGCTAGGGCATCAGCCACATCTTTAGACCCATACTGTAATCCCTCCTCTTTCAGCCTCTGAGGGCTCTTTTGAGGGTGATCTACCTTATCTCTATTTGTTTTTTGAAGTTCTTTTAATTCTCGTAGTATTACTAAATAATTATACATACTAACTTTACCCTGATACAGAAGACCCTTTAAAGTATCGTATGGTTTTCTTGTTCTATCTACAGATACGAGATCACTCTGAATCCCTCTCTTTTCTAACATTTGTCTAAAATCTACACTTTGGAATCCATCCAATGATGTAGTAATTATATCGAAATTTTTATCACTAAGTTTATATATAAATTTTCTAATAGTCTCAAAGTCAATTTCTGCATCTTCAGGTCTTATCTGAATTGCTAAGTCTACGTAGTACCCCATTTGTGTTGGAGTGATTGCATAAGAGTGGATAATAACTAATCCTGCGCAATCTTTTATTCCTTGAGATAAATCTATGTGCACAAAGTATTGAGCATTCTCATGTCTCACTAGTTCTTTATTCAGTAGATCTCTCAATTTATCATTTTCAGGATTTTTTAATAATTTTTGCTCTAGTAAGTATGCCTCATAGCTGTATCCAGGTCTAAACCAAGGTTGCCAGTTTAAGGTTAACAATTCTTTTTCTGTTACAAATACTTCACCCTCTCTTCCGACATCGTCCCATATAATCGGAGAAGGTCTATCAAAATTAATACACCTTTCTAGTATAAGCTCGTACTTTTTAAGAAATCTTGCACCAGAAGACTTAGTAAAAAGACACTCGTATCTTCTTTTAGCATCTTCGGGATCTTTTCTATATATGGGAACATAGTCTTCTTTTAGTTTATATAAACGTTTATTTATTAAATCAGGATGAGCTCCCTCTTTACTTCTGACTTCCCAAGGAGACTTTCGACTTTTAAATACCTGTTTCTTGTCGTCCTCAGGCCATTCATCTACTTCAGCATAGTGAGTCATCATATAATCAAACTCATCTCTAGGATAAGAGATCATAACTAGCTTATAGTGATCAGGAAATCTCGAAAAAGCTGTATTTCTAGCATTATCGTATCTTTCTTTAGCTCTATCATACCTAACTTCAGCAATTTCATCAAATATGCACATTAGAACATTTTTACCCTCTACTCCATATCTAGAGGCATCAGCTGCCATCGCTTCTACGTGATTTGGAAATAACACTTTTCGAGTTTGAATATCTTTACCATCTCTCAGATCTACTCCCAAATCAGCAAAAAAGTTTCTACCAGTTGCAGGGTTTCTTATTTTTTTGATAACAGTAGTAAATTGCTTAAAAAATACATCCTTAGCATGCTCTTCATTTACACTCATACACGCTACGACTATAGGAGTACTAGCTCCTATGTTAAAGTACTCTTGAGGATTTCGAAGACAACAGAGAAAATAGCAGCAATATACTAGTGTACGAACAATGGTATAGTCCTTTGAAGCTCCTTCTCCCCACAATAACAGAATCTCTTTGATGTCTTTTCTCCAATTCTTATAATCTGCAGTAAATATCTGATTAATAATTCTGTATTGTTCTGGAAAAAGAGGTTGTTTTAACCACACTTCGAAAAACTCTTTGGGTGGTACAGGAGTAATCTCGAATTGACTTTCACCTAACTTTACATCTTCTAGAGCCCTATCTACAGACTTATCGAAGATACTTTGAAGTTTTTTATTTTTGTCCATCATTGGATTTCACATCTGTTATTTGAGTTCCTACTTGTTTTAGACGCTCTAAAGCATACTTTTGTTGATCTACGGGTACAAATTCTTTAATAACATCTATAACTTTAGTAAATATCATTTCTATTTTATCAATCTTAATGTATTGATTAATAGTCTTAGACACATCAATTAGCTTTAAGACTTTAGCTTCATGATTTAATTCATCTAAGATAGCTTTTAGAGCACTTATCTCACTCTTTAAGCTTCCCGATTCTTTAGCTCTTTCAGCAATTTCATTAAGTCTTGCTTTTATCATATTAAGTTGATCTAAATGTTTAAGAATGTACTCAGCCTGTTTATCTAGTATTTGAGGATTCTTTTCTACAGCTGCCACGTACCACCTATTTATTGCAGCTAAATCTTTTCTAATAGTACTCTCACTTACGGGTCCGAATGTCTGTAAGTCGGAATGAGCTAATAGGTCTTCGACTCTCGTAATACCTTTAAGATACAACTTTCTAACTGCAGTTCTTCTTTTTAAAACTTCAGTCTTTCTAGTTCTTCCCATAACTTCTCTCCTTTTCTACTATTTGCTTCAAAATCTCCAATCCTTTATTTAATCGTCTTTGAACTTTAAATCTACTGAGTTTTAGCTCTTTACATATCTCAGATATTTTATAGTTACTGAGATACTTACTCACGATATCCCTACACTCTTTTCCTGCTTGCTCTTCTACAGAGTATAGCATTAAGCTCAGATCAGCACTAAATTCTTTCATCATCCTTCTTATCGTTTAAGTATCCTATACGAGATTGAATCTTTCCTTTATTGGGATTGTTTCTTAGTTTGTACTCCCACTCCCTCTTTATTCTAGTTACTTCCTTTTGGTACTTAGTGAGTAAGAACCATTTAAATCTAAGAAAGTACCAACCTGGTTTTCTTCTATAGTACTTTTTATCCCTATTGGTCATTTCAAGAAACAGAACCCATAAATCTTGTCCTATGTCACTTTTCTCTAAGACTTTACTGGAAAATGATTGAGATAGATACGAAATTACTTCTTGTATTTTTTGATAAGTTTCTTTCCATTCAGCCTCGTACTTTTTAGGAATTTTATTCATAGTAGATCACTACTCCTTCTGCGTATCTTTTTGAATATTGTCTAGATCTTTAGGTAATTTTCCTTGTTCTATTTTATCTTTAGTGTATATAAAGGCAAAAGAGTTCCAAGCAATAGCTGCTGCATGATCCTCATCGTCCATTCCAGCTAAAAGTTTATAGGCATGCCTGATTAAAGAGTCTAAATACCTCGATAAAGGCATTCCTTTTTGCCAATTGGATTCACCGTACTTTCTGGCACCGTTTTCGTAGTGCCTAGCTAGTCTTTCCATAGCCATAGGAGGTATTAAATCAAATCTCCCTTTTCCCTCTTGGATATCTCTTACTGCTCCAGATTCGAACTTCTGTCTCTTACCTGAGTCCTTTACCTTTGTGTATTTCTTAGCCATGCCTTCCTCCAAATCTTTTTTCACATTCTCCGTCTTTTAATATTTTACCACTCCATCTTCCATATCTTGTTCCGCACATTGTACATCTTTCTTCACTAATTCCATCGTATCTCTCAGGATGGGTGTACCCATATTCAATAGCAATAAAATCTCTACTTCCGCATCGACATTTCATTCTAGTTTTTCTCCAAATATCTCTTTAAAACAATCTGGCAATTTTTCTTCACATTTTGGACAAGTACCATTCTTTAAAGGCTTATTCTCCTTGCAAATCTTACACATTCCAAAAGTATAGGTATCTTCTTTACTCATTTGTATTCTGTTGCTCCTTTTCTTAATAGGTACTCTTCACCAACACTTTTTAGTATTTTTCTTCCTATTCTAACATCATTTTCTTCTTTCACGGGTTTAATTACGCATCCTTCTCTTATTGTTTTTAGATCTAATATGGATGTTCCATTTGTGTACTCTTTTACTGATTCTAGTGTATATTTTCCGTAACTGAGTATAGGAACATAGCGTAAACCCAAAGAAGCAATAAATTTTCTAGCATCATTAAAGTCTAAGTAGTTTCCTTTGTATTTCACGTCGAAAAACATTATATCAGTATCCTCTTTTCCATATTCTAAATCTTGAATTCCTTTACCGTAAATTTCTCCATATATAGTATAATCTTCAGGGATAATTTCAGCTAATTTATATTTTTTAGCAATCTTACCATATACGTCTTCTCCATAAAAACAATGCCTATTATTGTGATGAGTTATTTGAACACGATGACTCCCATATATGAACTCATATTTGCCAAATAAAAGGGATTTTATTTTACCCCACAAACTATCTGTGTATCTTGGTAGTCTACCAGCTCTAAAGTTAGTACCGTGAATTTTTTCTGTTATTACTACTAAATCTCCTTCTTTAAACACGTTGTTATAATTTTTAATATTATTTATATCCGTATACTTGTCAAATAGAGGATTTTTCTTCTTTTTAGTAGGACGATTACCTTTAAATTGTTGAAACTTAGGCTCAGGAACTTCGTATTTAACAATTCCCAATTCTTTAGCTACGTCTTTACCTTTCTTCCAAGTTTTTCCTTCTGGAATACTTAAAATAAGACCTTGAGATATGCACTTTCTTAATTTAATGGTTCCAACCCTTCCATTCTTTTTTAGAAATTCTAGATTATATTTTTCGATTATGTCTTCAGGAATTAGGCTGTCAGGTGGACAGTATACAACTAAGTCCCCTTCCTTATATTGGTCTAAACTAACGACGCAGTTCCAGCCTTTAACAGTAACTATAGAGAGTCTATCCGCATTAGGATGCTTTTCAATCTTTTCTACTTTGCAGACTTCTACTATTAATTTACTCATAAGGTATCGATTTATAGTATTTTATGTACTGTTTAAACTCTTCTATATTTTTAAAAGTTTTGGTAGCATATATTTTAATCCAAGGATGACTAGAGTATAGATTACTTATAAAGTACACAGGTTTTCTCATAAGAACTGCATTACATAGCTCTATAGTCGTACCAAAGCTTGGCTTATCCACTATAGTAAGTAACCCATCGCATCCTGCAAGCTGTACTAAGTCTCTTTTGACTATTAGCTCAGCACTTTCCTGGTCTCTATTAAAAGAGTTCTTAAAACTTTTAATTCTAGTTTTTGAATTGACGTTTCTTGCATCTAATTCTTGCATTTCTTCTTTTCTTTCTGGAACATCATAAAAAGGATTCATTAGTTCAATGCTTAACTCTTTTTCTAACTGAAGTTCTATTTTTCTAAATTCTTTACGATCATTAAAATTGTGAGCAAAATATAATTTCATCCTTACTCCTAACTTGTAGCGGAGCTAGATACTGTTGAACTAGCTACGCAGTTTTCAGTCTCGTACACTGATACTGTTACTTCAAGTATATTTCTATTTAATCTAAGAATTTTTAAACCAAAGTATCTTGAAAGATTTTCTGCAGAAGGAATTTTAAAACGATCATTTAAAAAAGAGTGGTCAAACTCATCTATCAAATGTTTGATGTCTCCAAAATCTATAAAAATGCCATCTATAGAGTTGTGTAATCCATTTATAGTTACTCCTACTCTGTACGAGTGTCCATGCAGATTTTTACATGCACCTTTATGTTTAGGTATAAAGTGAGCTGCTTCAAAGGTTCTTTCTAAACTTAATCTCATTTGTCCTATCATTTTGATTCCTCCTTTAATTCTACTCCTACACTCTTTAATTGCTGTTTGTGTTGTAATATCCAAAAAGGTATTTTGATTACTGGAGTATTTACTAGCTCTATAAGTAGCTCTCGTATAGATGGACTAGGTACGTCTATTTCACAATAGCCATCGTAGTTGGTTTGTTCGTGGAGTATTATATTAGTTTTCATCATTTATAGCTTCTTCTGGTACTACCTTAGGTTCAGCTAATTTGTAAGTATCTTTAATGTATTTAACACAATCATTTAAACTGTAGAACACGTCTCCCTCAGTTTCCTGTACCCACCACAGTAGAGATGAATTCATCTTAGTTTTAGGCACATCGCTTATTACATAAATAGGAATGTTCAAGAAGAAAGCTGTAACTGCTTCAGCTGGAGTACCCCAACTAGGAACATCGCGTTTGTAGTACACGATAATAAAGTCACTTCTAGATACTGCCTCGAAGTCCCCCCATATAGGTAAATCTGTTTCTTTATTTCCGTCTATAACCTTTCTATACTGAAACTGCTTAATAACTTCAAATCTGTTTTTTCCAGGACGCACGATTCCCCACCATATTTTCTTCATTTCTTCTATGAATTGGTTCCAGTGTCCACCTTGTTTTAGTCCCATAGTGTACTTGACGTGCTCTCCTGCTGGCTTTCCTGTCTTTTCTGCCTCATATTTAATAGGACAGTATATAAGCATATCGGGAGATTTTAAACTGGATAGTACATCTTCTCGCCACGACTTAGCACCACTTACTTTATGTTCGATAAATCCTGCCAAATAGGTTGTGTACATTTTATTCTTCCTTTTTAGTATCTTCTTTTAAAATCTCAGTACTAGGACCTATTAGAATGTCGGCACTAGTGCCTACATAGTCAACTCCTAGTTTAATTAGTTCTTTAACTTGTTCTAGTGTTTTAATTCCTCCAGCTGCTTTAACTTCCTTTTTCCAGTGCTTCTTAATCAGTTTTACATCTTCGTAAAGATCGTTTATACTTTTTCTTTTAATAAGACCTGTATTTGTTTTAATAACATCTATATAGTCTCTTGAGGCAATACATAGCTCTTTTATCTGTTTTGGTTTATCCCTCATCATAGCTGTTTCAATAATCAATTTTAATTTCTTATCAGGTATTAATTTTTTAATCTGCATAAAAAAGGCTTTTATTCCATTCATTTTTGGAGGATAATTGTAATAATAAAGATTAATAGGAATAACTATGTCTAGCTCATCGTAATCATCTTTGTGAGTTGTAAGGATTGTCTGGGTGTACATATCAAAAGGAAATCCAAACACTGTAACTACTTTTATGTCTGAGCCCTTTACTAAAGTTTTAGCAGTACCACAAAAAAAGTAAGGAATAACTATAGATCTGTACTTTCTCTCTTTAGCGACTCTCACTAAGTTTTTTAGATCTTTTAATTCCATTTTAGGATTCAGATTAGTGTACTCAACGTACTCATTTATTGGTTTCTTACTAAACATCCTTCCTCCCAGTGTAAAAGAAAAAACAATAATAGTTCTCTCTTACTTCTTTTTTAGTAATTTCGCACACACCTTCTTTATAAAATCTACATTGACTGCACTTTTTATCTCTAATATTGTATCGACGTGCACACATCATGCAAAACAATTTTGAAGAGACTTCACCACAAATGTCACACTTAGGTTGTACTTTTCTCTCTCTTTTTTCTCTATCGTGTCTCATTTATCTCCAACATAAATCTATTTTTTGTAGATTGTGTAAAGCTGACTTCTTAGATACATTAAACAATAATTGTTTAGCTGTTGAGAATTTTCTTAGTTTATCATAAGCATAACTATCCTTCTGTATGAAGCAGCCATTAACAAGTAAGGTTGTAGAAGGTGAAATAGGAAATTCATAGACGCTATGAAAATGTCCTATGGTAATTACATCATAACAATCGTTTTCTACTAATAAAGCTATTTCTTTTGCTGCCTTTTCAATAGTATTTAAAGAACAGCCTCTAATACTATTACCATGAGTTAATAGATACCTATGACCTCTTATAGTGAGCGAATAAGAGTAGTCTGTAGGTAGAATAATTTCAACTCTTTTATTTCCTGCGAATCTCTCCCTTATGAGGGTTCCAAGTAAATACTCAAAATTATCAGTAGCATCTTCGGACATATACTTTGAAGTTGTTCTTCCATGATTCCCTACTACCCCTATATACACGACTCTAGGGTAGACCTCAAGAAGTTTTTTAATAGCATCGCTTACATACTGAAAAGCTAACTGAATTTGTTTACCTACTCCACAAGTGATTTCTGCCTTCTGACCCTCGAAGATTCTGTCATTAGTTATTAAGTCTCCAAGTCCAAAAATATAGAAGGTTTCAATACTGTAGGAAGGTTTGTAGAGTTGATAGAATCGTCCAACTCCTTTCATGAGTTCTGAGAGCTCCTTCTCTTGAATTTCTCGATTATAAGTAATTTCTCCTGTATGAGGAGCCTTATTTATCATTCCCGTATGCATGTCTGATAATAGAAGTACTTGATCTTCTACCTGTTTGTCTCCTTTCCAGACTCCTGTAAACTTTACATTCTTATATGGATCGTTATAGTTTTTTGTAGTTTCTTTTATGTACTCTACATACTTTTTAGTTTCTTCTAATATCGCTTTATTCTGATGCCTTTTATCTTCCCTTTTAATATCCACATACCTACTGGTAGCATGCTCTACTGCTGGCACTGTCACATTAAAAAATTTAGATATTTCTTTCTTACTGTAGTTCTTACTAACTAAAGAGCTTAATTGCTTTATTTTTTCATCGGTCCATATTTTCGACATGATAAACCCCCTTTCCTAATATTATATATCTATTTTAAGATAAAGTACATACATCGTTATACTTTTACACATTATTTTTAATGTACTCTTTAACACTACTCTCACTATTAATATTCTCTAAGACGCTGCTTTCATTGTTACTCTTTTCTAAAAAGATTAAAGGTAAATTAGTAAATGCATCGTCGTGACTTATAAGAAATATTTGATTAAAAGGAGAACTTTGGAGCATTTCAAGTAGCTTAGTTTTATTCGTTTTATCTAGTCTATTAAAACCTTCATCAATAAATAGAAAAGTATCTTTAAAGCTAAGAGTGTTTATAGCTAATTTAAAAGCATAAGCTACTAACATTCTTTCACCCGACGATAAAGACATGTAAGAGTACTCCTCTCCGTTTCTAGTTAACTTCATACTGAACTTATCAATACTTCTAGTAAGAATAGAGCCTTGTTTTGTAAAAGATATGTTACATTTAATGTCTATAAGTCTAAATAAGTATTCATTAAGGATCTGTTCCAGATATCCTACGTAGTGCCCCATGACATAAGACTCAAACTTCTTTAAAACATCAAATACTACTTTGTGGCTATTTATAGTCTCTTTAATTTTTTGCGTATCTACTGTATTTTTTTGAGATTGCTCTAACTTTTGTATCAAATTGTGAACTCGCGTCTGCTTTGGAGACACTCTATCATCTCTAGTAGTCCTGTGCTCTCTAACAGCTCCCTCAATCTTCTGGACTCTAGCCTGGGTATTCTTTAGTATAATCATATTTTTATTAATTTCAGTTTGATACTCATTGAGGATCTCTACTTTATTCGTTAAAGGTTGCTTGCAAGTAGGACACTGTGTTTGATTAGATATCCAACTAATCTTATTTCGATTTCTACTTATAATAGTATTACAAGTTGCAATTGTTCCTCCTAGTTTATACTTTAAGTCATTTAGCAGGGTCACTTTAGACCTGATACTATTAATCTGCTCTGTAAGGGTCTTACAAGCATCACTTAAAATAGTCTGTCTTTTTTTTGAAAAATAGTGAATATTACGAGTTTGTAACTGTTCTAATAGTATACCATTACTCCGTATGTTCTCTTTCAATTTATCGTAGATTTTAGTGAATTTCTCGTAGTTAAAAAGCAGTTGCATGAGCCTTTTTATCTCACTAGAACTAAGACTAGTCAAATCTTCAAATCTAACGGCATCAAAGATACAGAAGTTGATGCACGTAGTATAATCCATACCTACTAACCCTTCTATATATCCCCTCTTATCCTTGAGTTTACTAAAGTCTACTTCGTTACCATTTATCTTAATTACTAGTTTAGTCATACCCTTATAGGACCTAATAATGACTACTTGCTTGTTGGCAGCTTTAAATGTTAGAATTACTTTACACTCTTTAGCACCTTTTTTAATTAGGTCTGATAAACTGACTTTTGTTCTACCGTAAAAAGCAAATAGGATGGCCTCCTTAATAGCCGACTTTCCAACTCCATTTGCTGTTTTTCTATCCACATCTAGTCCATAGATATTTGTTAGCTTAGAGTCAGGAAAGTCTATAGTGGTATCCTTAAAGCACATAAAATTTTGGAGTTGTAACTTTATTAGTTTCATATTTTAGTTTCTTTTTCAACTTCTAATAGACCTTGTAGTAACTTTCTAATCTCAGAGCCTATTTTTTTTTCTTTACAAAAATCCTTTAATAATTCTGCTGTATTCTTTTGAGATATGCTCTCTTTAATCTGGGCAACGCTACTCTGTACTTTAATTGTCCATTTAAATATGTGGTACTTTTTTCGACATTCTTCTACTATTCTATTAATGTTATTAGACGTATCAATAGTAGTATTGCTTACTTCAAATATTATTTTTAGTTTAGATAGAGCAGGAACTTTTTCTAAAATATTGTATATCTCACCTAGTTCATCGTCCTTCACAATAATTTGATGCATAGGTATTACTTTCAAAGGAATGAATTTGTAAGTTATCTCCTTATCTATGTCTAAAAATATTATACCTTTTTTATCTGAGTGTTCTCCAAAATGAATATAGTAGGGTGCACCTGGATGAAGGACTAGTCTAGGTTTTTCTGATAGTATTTGGTATTTATGGATATGACCAAGTAGGACTATGTCCTCTTTAAAGTCTTTAAAAGAAGGTCCCTCTTTTTGAAAATTGTTTGCACCAAATTTACTTTCTGCACAATTAATATGCTGCATCCTTATATTTCTACCTTCTAAATCAACTAGTAGTCTATCCATACCGTATATTATATTAGGATGAATCTTAGGACTCCACATAGTCGCATTAATATCTGATTTTAATCGTCCATGATTCCCACCTATTATGTAAACAGCTACGGTAAGAGGTATTTGTTTTAAGAACTTTATAAAAAAATCGATCTCATCGGGTTTAGGATTATCAGTATCAAACACATCTCCTAAAATGATTAGACCCTTGCAACCTTTAGAGAGTTTTAGTATTTGATCTAGAATGTCTTTACACTCTTTAAGTCTTTCTCGTTTAATGTGGAAATCCCCTGAAACAAGATACTTCATATTTTACTCTGTGTTTTCTAACTCTAAATAACCAGCCTTTTTTAATTCTGGAATACTATACTCTTTATTTTTTATTATTTTTCCACCCTGTACTTCTCTTTTTATGTCATCAGCATCTATTTTTCCGGTAGAAACAAATGCGACTTCTATCATTATTGACTTAGCTAGAGCAACAAACCTATGTTTTAATGGAGCATCCACCTGAAAACTCTCGTTTTTCTTCAAAGTAATTTTACCAAATTCTGTCTCTATTCTTACCTTACCTTTTATTACTGTGAATAAATTAATCTTGTCTGTATGAGAGTGAGTAGAGCAAAAAGTATTAGGTTTTAAATAAAGTAAATCTAACTCAATGGTATCTGTTAGTAGTATCCTTCTTCTTTCTCCCCAAACTTTATGTATATTTCCACTCATTCTATACTCCTTTTTTATTTCTATAGTGATCCCCATCACACCAAAGACACTTTTTTCCATTAGCTGTCTTCCAATTTTTATTAGGTAATACTCGTTTACAGCACCTACATACCATAGTATCTTCTTTTTGCTTCATACATTCCTCCCTACTGCTTTCATTATGAATGATAAGTAACACTCTTCTGGTTTAAGAAGACACTTTATAAATTTATTACAAGTGTGTCTGCAGTGCTCCTGCATCTTTTCTTTAAACTGTAAGGATATACCTATACCTACCTTTCCAGTTAATTTCCAAGAGTAACTCATGTAGTCTTTATACCATTGAAACTGTCCAAAGACTAGGACAGAAGAAGGGCTATCTATAAATTGAATAGGAACTTTGGAGTTTATACTTGCAAATTGTCGTCCCAGCAAAGCTGCTACCTCAGGACTTTTACATTGTTCTAGGTACTCTTCCGAAACTTGCCAGTTAACTGGAACCATGGATATTTTAATACTGGGTTCTAGTGTACCTAAGAGATCTGTTGATGGGGTCCGAATAAAACTTGGGGGAAGAGGAGCTGTGTAAAAGTATAGAGCATTGTGTTGCAGAGTATGGAGCTCTAGAGGTACCTGAACTAGAGAGTGTGCATCCTTTAGATCCTCTTCTAGTCTCTTATTAAAACCTTCAACTATTTGACTTTTCGTATCCATTTTAGTCTATTACTTCTTTTGTTCGTAGTCTCTAATCTTAATGCACAGATCTAGTAAATCAGGAGTTACTTCTTTTCGTCCATCTATCCTAGCTACCTGCACTTTTAATAATTTTAGTTCTTCTTTAGAGAAAGCAAAATCTTTTTGAACCTCTTTTTCAGAATCCCATTGCCATCCTTTAGGAGTTCTTACCATTTTTATTTTAGACTTTTCTTCCTTAGTTACCTCCATCCTTTTAGCTATATTTCGTGCCATAAGAAGTTCTAGTAAATTTCCTTTCATAGGAAGTAATCTTGAAAACATTAGTCTCTCTTTCGTATTTAACTTCATTTTGCCTCCTTATAACAATAGTCACAAATAAGATGATAGTAAGACGCTTCCCAATCTGCAGTATAATACTCTTTTTTTGCCTCTCTTACTAAAATTTCTTTTCCACAGTGGTAACATCTAACAGTCATATTTTTACTATCAAAGTATAACCAAATACTTAAACTTATAGCTATAATAATTGCAATAATTATACCTGTCATTTTACCTATCTTCCTTTAGACGTAAAGTTTTCTTAACTATACTCATACCTGCTTCACTATCTCTTTTAAATACTTAATATTTTTTTTAGCTAATTCCAACTGTGGTTGAGTCAACTCTTTATAGAAATACATGTTATTAGTTGGAACTCGTTTGAATTTTCCTTTTCCAAACTCTATGTCGTTCACAGCAGACCATATAGGATTACAAGAGTCGGTGCTTCTAAGCATTTTCATTCCCTTATAAGCCAGAAACTCAGTTGGATCTCCTTGACCTAGACAATGCACGGGTTTTGTAAGCATCTTATGCTTTTTTAAGTACCTAACACAGTTATTTCTAGCTTCCTTAATACTCTGGTCTGGTTTTGCTCCTCTAACGAAGCAAGAGGTAGATATTTTACTTAATCCTATGACTTGTACATAAGGATTGTTTAACATTTCTTTGTAACATTCTAACCACTCTTTTCTAGTTTTTCCTTGTGGTACAGCAAACACATCTACCTTATTTAAATTCTCTTTTTTTAATCTTTTAATAAATCTAATTAAAGCTTTTAATGTTTTATTTTTATCAAAAAGAATATCAGGAGCTATTACTTCACTAGGTTTTAAGTCTTTTACAATTTCAATTAGAATATCTTCAGTTACTAAGGATTTCTCAGCAGCAGAGTTGTCTAAAGTTACAAAATCTCCCCTTTTAACTGCAGCTTTAAAGAATTGCCTGTAGTGCTTATGTTGATAGTATAGGTGGGCCAGTGCGTAGTATACTTTATCTCCCATATGTGCGAGATCTAGATGTCTTAATGGCGGAATTACAAAAATTTTCATATTTTTAATCTCTCCTTATATAATTTATTCTTTAAAATCCCTTTACAAAAATAATAAATCTGCTTTGTTGAATATCCATAATAATACCCTTTTACTACATGCATCGGTATCAACATCATTTGATACCATCTTTGGTAAGCCAACCAACACCATAGGTTAAATAGTTTACTTCCGTTTTTTATTAGTCCTTTCCTGTACAAGTATCCAAACAACACTTTTACTTACTCCTCTTTTTTAAAATTATAAGAAGTTACAGCACTTCTTTGGTTATCTTCACTTACTTCCACTATTACTTTCCTTTTACCGTACTTTTCTTGTATAGCTCCATAATACGCATCACAAATCATCTCACAAGATAGGCTATTCAAATCTTTATGAGTAATAACGGTGTCTATGTAGTCTTTAACTAAGTAGAATTCTAATTGTCTATTCTCATCTGTAACCTCTATAGAAACACTAACAAAAAAAGTGTGTCTATGCTTGCTTCTTAGATGTTTAACTGCTATAGGAGCTGTAGGATAACAATGCACTGCTTCAAATTGGGTCTTAACTTTAATAAACATTAGCTTGTTCATTCGACTCTCCTAAGAGACTTGTCTGCATCTCTCCATCTCTTCCCTTTTAACTTTCTGCTGATATAAGATACAGCGTCGTGCATATGAATTGATTCTTTATTTACAACTTTTACCTTATACCACTTTATTGTTCCAGACTTTTGTAGAGCCAATCCCACTTCTCTTGCTTCATCCTCTACAAATTTAGGATTATTATATGCTTTAATTGTAACATACTTTTCATCTGGTCTTTTAAGCACTGGATATATTTCACAGCTCATACATCCTTCTACCAGTTTAATTAAGTCTTCTAGATATATTGTTTTTTTTCGTTTAGTCTCAACTGTTACAGTTACTTCACTCCGCTGTCCGTGAGCTCCTTGCCCCTCTGATATCTCCTTAGAGCATGGACAATTAGAAGTTCCAAGTACTTTAGCTTTTAATTGAAAAGTATATCTATTTTTATTATCTATTCGACCTATAAAGCAGCAGTCAAATGCCATTACAGATTTTTCTTTTGTTACTGGCGCCTCTTTGTCTATAAAGTACTTAAAGTTAACTTCTGCGTAGACATCACTTGTTTGACTAAATTTTTTAAGTCCATATAGAAATTTCCATAGCACCCATCTACTAAAACTGGTATACCTATACTTCATAAGAGCTCTAGGTATCCTAGACATATTAATACCTTTAATATTGCGCTTTAGAGACACAAAAATATTAACATTAGCATAGCACAGCTTCTTGTCTCCTTTTTTTGTCTTTATATATATAGGAAAGTCTAGATTAGATATTCCTACCCTGTTGAGTTTCATCCCTCTAACTTTAGTCTTTTGCACGTCAGCTAATTCTATTTTCTTTCTGCGCATGCCTTCCTCCTTCCTATTTTGAAGTTTCTAATTCCAGTTATAAATAAAGATATTCCCATCAAGATCTGAAAAGGCAGTTGGGCATTTATCATTAGTATCATAAAAGCAGTAGTAGGAATTAGATACCAAGCCCAAGCCTTATACGTTTTAGATGACAAGTTTAAACACAGAATTGTTCCTGCCATAGAAATAAAATCCAGTATTACGATTGTAGTAGGATTCATTTGTTCTCCCAAGGCATTATTAGCCAAATTTTCTTCTCAACTGTATGTAAAAAATAAGTAGGTTTAAACATAGATCCTTTTTTGTAAAATAAGACTAAAGTATCGTGCTTTATATGAGCTCTAGTTAAATAATTAGAAATAAAAGTTAAAGTAGCTCCACTATCTGTAAGATCCTCTACTAGTAATACTGGTGATTGCAACTTATCTAAATCTCCTGTTTTAACTTTTAGAGCATTTCTTTTACATCCTTCGTAGCTACTGGCAAAAATAATGCGAGTAGGTAATTTGGTGATATTTTTTAGAGCTGTACCTAGAGGTAATCCTCCAAAAGCTACAGGAGCTAGACTCTTATACTTAGAAAAGTCTATTATTTTCTGTATCTTTTTAATGTCTTTATCAAACTGAACCCATGTATACTTTAGCTTCTTCATACGTCATTCTTCCTATCTTGTTTATATTCCCAAATATGATTTCGACAAGTTGCAATAGAAGTTATAATAATTTCTATGTACCCTTCGATTATGTCTCTAGCTTCTCTTAGGGGAGCTACATAGTAGCTAGCTTCTTTTTCAGCGGATGCCGAAACAAATTTAGTATTATTTACATTAGTTTCTAGTTTTAGATTACAGTAATACTCAACTTCTTTATTCTTCTTTAGGGCTCTTATTTGTTTGTACTTTATGTTAAGATTTCCATATATCCCTGTTAAAGTGTCTTGGTGGCTACAATACCTATTTATGTCCTGTATATTAGAATTGACCATTAGGTCATTACTTATAGCTTTAATCTGGACGAATAGGGGTTGAAGCTCTGTTATAGTGTTTTTTGCATGTACGTCTAGTTCTGTATTATCCATTTTTATCTCCTTTTTTGTCCATTTCTTAACCAGTGTTTATACTTACTCATAATTTCATTAAAAGTAACTGGTCTAAAATTATTTACATCTACTCCCACATTAATACAATCTGTGAACAAATATGCTCGTTGTATCCTTTTAAAGGCCCACTTTTCGTGAACATGTCCTGTAAAGTTGATTCCGAAGTTGACATTAGCGCGCTTTGGATCATGTACTAAATTAATTCTTCTTCCTCCCATATTTATTACTAGTCTTTCTATAACGGTTTTTGTGGAATTATTTTTATCGTGATTTCCTTTAATATGAATGATTCTGCCATTTAGTTGCGCTTCCCAGGTTCTAGCTTTTATAGGGACTCCTTCCCCCTTTTTACCTCCAGAAGTGTTCTTAAAACAGAAATCTCCTATATGAAATACAATATCTTCTGGTCTAACTCTAGAATTCCAATTTCTAATTAAAGTATTGTTCATCTGATCGAGAGTTTTAAAAGGTCTATTACAATACTTAATAATATTAAAATGTCCTAAGTGTAAATCGCTTGTAAAATAATACTTCATTTTTCTTCTTTTATTTTTCTTAGATAGTCTTCGAATGCTCTTGCTTCTTTTTCTGAAATATTTAACTTAGAAAACTTTCTATGATTCACATGATGATACTCACACACTGGAGCATCATTTAGCACACTATGTATAAATAAGGGGAACATTTTAATATAGTAGTCTGTTTGAGGTAACTTATGATGATGGGAGTGTACAGAGTTTAAACACCCCTCAACACAGCAATACCCATTGAACACATCACTCATTATCATTCTAATTTCGTTTGGAAATCCCTTCTTCATGATTCTAATAACATCCTTTTTAATTTAGGTGGATTTGTTACTGTGAATATATCTAATTCATAACCCTGCAGGTCCTCACCGTTAGATAGAGTATAGGTATGATACTCAGAACAGCCCATAAAATCATGCCATACTCTGGTAATTTGAAAGTATTCCTGAGTTATTTTACACCTCAGCCACATTCCTTTTTTAAGATGATGCTTTGAATACCACTGTCTAATACTCATTTTTCTCCAAACAGTTTTAAAATCTTGTCTTTGATTTCTTTTAACACCTTAGGATTCTCTCTAAGAAACTTTCTAGCATTTTCATCTCCATGCCACTTTTCTTCTCCGTAATTTATCCAAGCTCCAGTTTTATCTACTATACCATGTTTAACAGCAGTGTCTAGAATATCATAAGTTGTTGAGAGTCCTTCATCAAACATGATCTTAAAATCAGCTTTTCTAAAGGGAGGTGCTACTTTATTCTTTTTAACATCAGCTCTAACAATAGTCCCAATAGGGTCTTCATTTGGTTTCACTAGTGTTTTAATTCGTTGTAACCTTATTCTTACAGATGCATAAAATTTGAGAGCTACTCCTCCTGAAGTAGTCTCGGGGGATCCATGTCCAAAACTATTAATTTTCATTCTTGTTTGATTGAGAAATACTACGGCTGTGTTTGAGGATGCTATAAGTCCAGACATTTGACGTAAAACTTTTGACATAAGTCTAGCCTGTAATCCAATAGTTGAATCCTCTACCTCTCCCTCTAGTTCTGCCTTAGGTACAAGCGCTGAGACTGAGTCTGTAACAATTAAACTAACACTTTTAGATTCTAATAAAGTACGCATAATGTCCAAAGCCTGCTCTCCTGTGTCTGGTTGAGAAAATAAAAGCTCCTTTACATTAACTCCCACTTTTATAGCCCAATCTCTATCAAAAGCATGCTCAGCATCAATAAAAGCTGTTACTTCTCCTTTAGCTTGTGCTTCTCTAATTAAACTTAAAGTTAAACTAGTTTTACCACTAGCATCCTTTCCAAAGATCTCAGTAACTCGACCTCTAGGAATCCCTCCAACCCCTAGAGCTCTGTCTAGCTCCATCGAACCTGTAGGAACTACGTCTAATTTTACTTTAAAGTCACCATCTAGCTTCATGATGGATCCTTTACCATACTTTTTTTCAATTTTCTTTAAAGCATCTTGTAATTTGTCGTCACTCATTTTATCTCCTTTTTAACCTCTAGCGATTACTTTACTGTATTTTATTATTCCTTTTTTAAGTTTTTTATATTCTTCTAAAGCTTCAAACATTCCTATTAATTTACCTGAATCAAATTTAATGTATCCTTCAAAAGGATTTTTTCTATTCATTTTTCTTAAATCTGTATGACATTGTTTCCAATCCCAATCTTTGATAGGAACAACTCCATACACAGGTATATATTTTTCTTTCATAAATTTCTCCTTTTATACTTTTTTCTTGGTTTACTTCTAAAACTTCCTTTTTCAAAATTCCACTTTTTTATTTGTTCCATATAGTCTTCAATCATTTGTGCATTTAAATAGTTAAATGGAGGTAAAGCCTTATTATCTAAATATAAATTAGCTCCCAACTTATCAAATTCAATAGCACTATATTTTACTTTGTACTTTTTTAACCATAGTTCAGTTTGTCTTTTGCAACATTTACTTCTATGAGTCCATATATAGATAAAATTACCTCTATCATACAAATCGTTTATCACCTTAATCATTTTTTTATAAGGTTTACAAAACTTAATTTCTTTCTTAGCATACTGCGTACTAATCGAAGAGCAAATAGTGTCGTCTACGTCTACAGCAATAATACCCATACGTCTACCACCTTTTTAGTTTTATAATACTGTCAAACCCCTCATCGGAAACAGGAGACTCGTATTGGGAATCGAACTTTTTGTAAATCCCTTCCCATAATTTTCTATTAGGTTGTCCATGAGGACTTTTCATTCTTCTATCAACACTTTCTTTCATAGATATTTCAGGCAAAACTAAAGCAGTTGTGCCATACTTGTATTTATGAGCAAGATTAATATATCGCTCTCTCATAGCTCTGGTTAGACCAACTTCATCTATAATTATATTTACATCTGTCTTCATAAAATTCTCTACCATATCCAATTCCGTACTCCATATAGCTTGTTCTAATTTAAGATCAAATATGTATTCTCCTCCTCCAATGTTGTATCTTAAAGCGTCTCTAGCTACAATGACACAACCTTTTGCAGTATACGTTCTGGCTAATGTAGATTTTCCACTTCCAATATTTCCAACTAAAACTACTAGCTTTTTATTGTGTTTCATAATGATTTATCTTTTGAATAGGCTATTCCAAGAATTATAGAGTCTGCTAGATCCTCTCCTACTCCTGTTTCTTCTTCTATCTGCTTACTAAGCTTCTCAAGTCTGTACTTATACTTACCTCGTGAGTATTGTCCTTCTTTATACAGTTCTTTTATTCCTTTAATAGCATTCTTATATACATCTAATTTAGCAGAACTTATATACTTGTACTTCTCTAAAACAAATACTTGAATTTCTGCTTTGTGAGATCTGCCATTAACACCTGCTAAAGCTCTAGCCGTAGTTGCTTTATATAGTTTAGGTTTAGTATATTTGTAACCTACCCAAGCAGATATCACTCCACCCGACAATCTAGCTAACCAAATAACAGCCTCTGGATTTTTTCCTACATACACATCTTCAATGACTATTTGGTCTATACCTTTAAACATACTCTTTATCTTACCCACTATATAGTGTATCTTTAGACTTTTGTCCAACTCTTTTGCAGGTACTATTTTTCCTTTTTTTGTTAGTTTACCGTCTTTAGAAAAGACCGCATATCCTGAAGATTTAAAGCTTAAATCTAAACATAAGTGCATATTCTACTCCTCCCCAAATAAGTTCTTGTCAGAATCTTCACTTTCAGATGGATTCTGGTGAAAATTAGTGTCCTGCTCCGTAGCTTTTTTATGCTCTTGTATGGGTATGATACTTCGTACTACTCCCTTTGGACCTAGTACAGCTACACACTTTTTTTCAATTATATTATCGAAGTTAATTGTGTAGGATTCAGGTAAATAATAACCTACAAAAAGAGAGTACCATCTATGCAATTTACCTCCATAGTAGGCTGCTACGGGTGTAAACCCTGTGTATTTTTTAGCATCTTCTCCTACGAAACTCCATATATAGAATTCCTTAGTTCTAGCTAACCTAATACCACTTAATTTTACTCTTCGTGTAAAACTATTATGAATAATCTTAACTACCATCTCTCCTCCCGATATTATATACCTATTCAAACAACAATATGGACTTTAACTTAGGTATTTTTTTACATTCTTTAATAAAAAAATCAACAGGTCTATTTGAGCCGTACACACTAGTCCACTCAGACCGTCCAGGACGTTTTACAGAGTATAAAACTAGACCCTTCCTCACTTTGAATATTTTATAGTACAGATTTAAAATTCTCCAATAAAATATATCTCCTACCTTTACTTTCTTTACCATAATAACTTTGCTTTTAATTTACTTATTTTTTTATAGTTACTCCAAAACCATTGATCATCTGAATAAATAAGATGCATAGATCTATTTCTGCGAATCCTTGTGTATGGTTTATTTGCTGTAAAATCGTACCTAATTAAACACCTTGGATCCTTAGAGTCGTAATTTTTTGGTTGTCTAGCTCTGTGAATATGCACTATTCCACCCGTAGCTTCCCTATAGTAGTAGTCGTCTAAGGTTCTATTTATCATCGAACGCTAAATTTTTACCTTCTTTAATATCTATCTCTAATTTAACTTTAAAATTCATAAGCTCTTTTATTTTAACCGTCATAGCCTCTTGCATAATCTGTTTAATTTCTTCCTTTATTTCATTTTTACATTCCACAATTATAGAGTCATGTATATTCATTATAACATAAGCATCTAACTTCTTTTCTTGGATTTCTCTGTATACTAAGCTACCAGCTAGATTGGTAAAGTCTCCTACTACTCCCTGTATAGGATAATTAACTGAGCATCGTATAGCATGACTTTTAATCTCCTCATCCTTAGAATACACTTGTGGTAGAGCTATCTTTCTACCCGTAATAGTTTTAACATACCCATTCTTTTTAGCAAAATTTTGTACACTCTTAATCCATCGAGTAGCATCTTTAAAAGTATTAAAAAAGTTATTCTTAATATCATCAGCTTCCTGTATAGATATTTTAAATGCTTCAGCAATGGACCTAGATCCTCGTCCATACATTATACCAAATACTACTGTCTTAATTTTAGTGCGTTCCTCATCGGTGATCTCTTCTTCTTTTTTTAGATAAGTTATAGATCCTATAAGTCTATGAATATCTTTACCTGCATCGATTAAACCTATCATATTAACATCTTTACTGTAGTTAGCTAGGGCACGAAACTCTGCAGCTTTAAAATCTGCTTCTATTAAGGAGTATCCTTCTGCAGCTACAAAAGCTTTTCTCACTATATGAGCTAATGGTCCACCCTTAGGAATGTTTTGAAGATTAGGTTCACTGCATGCAAGTCTACCAGTAGGAACTCTAGCCTGGTTGTAAACGCAATGAACTCTCTCGTCATACTGACTAAACTCCATCAGATTTTTTAAGTATGTTTTATAAATTTTATAGGTACTTCTATAAACTACTATTTTCTTTAAAAACTCGTACTTAGGATACTTCTGACTCAGTTCTGCAAGTGTTTTTTCAGCAGTATTGTTAGATCTGTGTTTTAAATTTAGATAGGTATAAATAAAGTCTTTTAGCTGTTTAGGAGATCTAATATTTAACTCTTCTAGATTAGACTTAGTACAGTAATCTTTAGTCACTTGGTTATTGACTATATCACTCTCAAGTGCTTTTAGATCATATTTAAGTTGATTTATATATTTTTGCACATACTCTCTGTCTATCTTAACACCTCGAAACTCTGCATTAGCTAACCACTCTAAAGTGGGCATCATAATTGTGTAGAAAACTTTAGAATAGTCTATATCTATTTTTTCTTTAAATATTTTATAAAGTTTAAAACACATATAGGCATCATTAGCTGCGTACTTACTTAATTTCTCTAAATCTTTAAGTTCCTCAGGATTATCAAAATCAATTGTTCCTTTAGTCAATTTTGTATGTAAATACTTTAAGGATATTTCTTTTAGAGCGTGCGGAGATTCTCTGTCTATTAGAAAATGGGCAAGCATCGTGTCAAATGCTACTTGAATATCAATACCACTCTTCTTTAAGAACTTATAGTCAAATTTAGCATTATGTAATATGAGCTTCTTATTTTTAACCCATTCTTTAAATACCTTCTTATTATCTTCAAAAGGAAATCCAATAGTCGAATCTCCATTGCTAAGTCCTACTGTTAAAATCTTATTAACCATAAAGTTTAATCCTGTAGTCTCTAAATCTAGTGCTGCAGTGTCTCCTAACTTATCTAGTTCAGTTTTACTTATATGTGCAAAAAATTGTGCAGACTCAGGTGACTCCTCATGCGTCTTAGTCAATAAACCTTTCGCTATCACAAAAGCTTCTTTAAATTCATTGTGTAATTTGTCACTATAGCTCTTTAATACACGCGTAGGATGATGAGTAATTACTACGTAGCATTTAAACTCTGGACTGTAGAAATTACTAGGAGTGATGAATCTGGTATCAAATACTCTACAAGCAACTGCGCCTGTAGCAATAATTACTTTAGGTTTAACTTCTTCAATTTCTTGTAGTAAGTACTGCTTAATACAAATGCGCGATAAAGTTTTAGAGATTGTCTTACCTACTGGTACAAGTCCTTTGACTGCATTAGTAATGTAAATATCCTCTCTCTTCAATCCTGCAAGATGAAGTGATTCATCTAGCTCCTGACCGCTCGGACCTATAAAAACTCGTTCTTTCTGTTGTTCTTGAAATCCTGGTGATTGGCCTATAATCATTATATCAGCGTCTTTAGGTCCCTCTCCAGGTAAACAGCAGTCACTCTTTTTTAAAATGCATCGATCACACTCTAGTTTCATATAATCTCCTTATAGATTACTTTATACCACTGGTGAGTATCAGTCCTTAAAGGTGTACACAGTCTTATATCTGTAATCTCTTTCTGTAAACTGTTTATTTGAGAATAAAAGTCTTGGTTATCCCTACAGCTGATTGTCACAGATCCAAAAGTATAACTACCAGTTATTTTGTAGGTAGTTACGACTGGGAATCTAGTGTACTCTGGATGTATCATCTATTATCCCCTGAACCCTTTAGTTTATCTCTATGTTTTCTCGAAGTTAATTTTTTCACATTAATGTCTATTACTTCTTGTAGTGTATAACCCAACTCATCTGCTAAAGTTGAGATATACCACGTCAAATCTCCAAGTTCTTTTACAATCTCTAATTTATCCTCTTTACTAAGACCTTTTTTAGTTATCTTTTTCTTCTTATCTCTAATTAACTTTTTAACCTTTTCACATATCTCCCCCGTCTCTCCGGCTAATCCAAATATATTATAGACTATGCCCTGTTCTGGAGGATATATCTTTGTACTACAGGTAAATTTTTGATAGTCGTTAAATTTTTTCATTACTTAAATAGATTATCCTCAGTCTCTTTTCCTGTTAGCTCTACCACCTTACTTAGACTTCTATAGAACGTCATTGGAATATATCCCTTATAAGCACTCATTTTATTTTTTGAAACGATAATTTTAACTTCTAGATCGTCTCTAGTACCCTCTAAGGCTTCATCGTCTGCGTCTATAAACAATATTAATTTAGCATCATAGAAAAACTCTACTGTTTCTTTGATTGCATTCCCATCATACTGTTTATTTTTAATAGATTCTTTTGTAATGTGCGTTGAAGCTATAACTGGGCACTTGTACACATTAGCAATCGTATTTAATTCATTAGATATTAAAGAATATAAATGTCTATCGCTCACATATTTACTACTTCTTAAATTATGTAAATTATCTATGAATACTACTAGTTGCTTTCCTTCAGTCAGTGCAGATACCATTCTTACTTTTTCTTTTATCATCTCTATAGTAGATCCCTCTGAACTATCCTTTAAACTAAAAATAGAAGAGTGCTGTCTTAAAAAGCCCATCGCCTTCTCTCTCCTCTCTATGTAGTCCTGTTTTACATGATCTGGAATGTCAGCTTTTGTAATTCTATAGTTAGGATTACTTACGATGTTGATTGGAAGCTTTGATAGATTAGCAATAAAGCGTGAGAGAGTCACAAATATAGAGTCATCTATAGTAAAATAGAGTAAATGTACATTGTCATTTCGCTGAATTATTTTTGTAGCTGTCGTAATTAAAACAGCACTTTTACCAATGTTAGGCTTTCCACCAAGTAGTATCAAACCATTTTGTAATCCATCCAACTTTTTATCAAAAGATTCAAAGCTCTTTAATCCTAGTAGGGTTCCTCTATTCCACGACCACTTTTCAAACTCATTTAAGGTCTGAACTAGCGCCTCTCTCTCCTTTAATACTTCTTTTATACCCACATTAGAGCCTTGTTTATAAATTCCAAGTAAATCTAGAATAGTGCTTTTGTTAATTTTAAGCTTTTTAGAGAGCTCATTAACTAGCTTTTCCTGTCTTACTGTGTCTTTAATAGCGTTAATATAGGTCATTAAACACTTTTCTATGGGCTTATCGTCGGTATTGGCAGTGTAGGAGTCTACTAAATAGGTGTACAGGTCTAAAGTTGGCACTTTTATTAAGTTTTTATTTTGGACAACATAATCTCCAGGGTCTAGATCATCCTGTAAGAATCCTACGCGTGCTTTTAAATCTCCTCTACATAGAGCCTCTAGAGAGTTTCTTAGTCCCTCTTTACCTCCCACATCCCCATCATATAAAAACAGCACCTTTTTAATTCCTTTTTTAACCATTACACTGTACTGATTCAAGTGCATATAGTTACCGTATGTGGCTACTACATTAGTTATTCCAAAAGAATTAAGAGTAATAACAGATGAAGGACCTTCTACCACTATTACTTCTTTAGTAGGATCTACTTTATCTATATTGAACATTAGTTTATTTAAACTATAAGAAATAAAATGCATGTATCTAGCTGTGGAAGTTTTTGTGTCTACTTCAAGAGAGCGAGTGGTTATACCTACTATACTGCCCTTTGCATCTTTAATAGGTATAATAAGTCTGTCAATTAGGTCTTTAGGGTTTAAATTAAGATAGGATAGAATATCTTTATCTACAGTAGTAGTATAAGGTTTGTCAAAGTATCCAAGTTTAAAAGCATCTACAGAAGCAGTCCACTTTTTTTCTTCTAGAAGTTTCTTTAAATTTGGATTTTTACTATTTTTAAGATTTATATGAGCGCTACTAACTACTTCAGTTAAGTAAGTACTTACAGATTTTAAAAATTGTTCTTCTTCTGTTGTTGTTTCTTTGTAAGGAATCTTGTATTTATCGCATAGATACTTAATTACTACTACAAAATTCTCTCCTTTTATGTCCTTATGTTCTAATAGATGTACTGCATCAAATATATCTCCTAATCTAGCTTTGTACTCGCAAGAAAAGCAATGCCAAGACCTATCGTCAGGGAAAAAATTTGCAGAGGGTTTGGCGTCTTGATTGCTATGCTCTACCTTATTGGGACATTGAAAGAGCTTTCCTGTAGTTCTGATCTTCTTTTCTTCTAAATACTCTCTTAAATGTTTCTTGCACTCTTTTACTAATGCCCCTAAATTAGATATCATGACTTTACTCCTTAATTTTTATACAATAGTTCTGCTTTTATTCTAGGAACTTTTACACAATCAGATTTAATAAATTTTCTATCTATTCTAGCTCTGATACTTATTGAAGTTGTTTTTGTTAAAAACCGAACAGTATAAGACTTTCTATCCTTACTGAGAAATGTTATTTTAAACACTCCGTTTCGTATTTGAATGCGATTTGTTTCGTCTTCATCTGAAAATGCACTTCCAACAGAAGCTAAGCGTATAGCTGTAGAACATTTAAATACATCTCCTCGTTTAATCCTTATATTCTTTCGTATAGATTTCTTAGATTTCATATCTACTTCTTTAGTAGTAACTCCGCCTTGAGCTTAGGCACTTTTATATACTTTAAAGTATTGCGATTTTTTCTTCTAAAAGTGGCCCCACTAGCGCAGTGTGTCACTTTCAACTCTTTTTTAATTGCAATTACTCTAACCATCAATCCAGCCACTACAGTGAGCTCTTTTAGAGATACCCACGAAGGGATTAAGTAGTCTCCTATACTAAGTTTTTGTTGACTCATCATAAAAAGTCTCATCCAAGCTACACACGTTATTTAGTTTAAATCGTCTTTTTAACTTACCTACCTCATTTCTTGCACCGCTGCATGCTTTATAAAAAAAGTAGGTAGAAAAAGCTCCCTTATTTTTATCATATCCTTTTAGGGATTTCATAAGAGACTTGAGATACACCTGTCCATATATGTCTTGCTTTATCGAAGGATTAGATAAGATATCGTTTATACAATAGCGATTACAGGCCTTTCTTACTAGTCTTAAACACTGAATTTCTAAAGACTTATATTCTGTGCCTGTAAGTTCGTTTTTTCTTAATTTTTCAATATACTCTTCTAGATACACACTCATACCCTCCTTCAAGTAAAGCTACTTTAGTTCGTCTGCATATGTAGCTTTTAGCTTTGTATAAGTATCATTTAAAGCTGCAAGGGCTTCATCTGGACTACCATAGGTAAATCCATTAGTTATAGCTCCTGCTACTTTAAAGATTACCTGTTTAATAATGCTCTCACTCTTATCTGTGTATCCACCAATGTTCTTGGGAGTATATGTACTCTTTTTCTTAAATTCACTAGTTCCTTTAGGAGTAAAAGTTCCCTTAGCTCTAATAAATTGTAGAACGTTATTGTCATCTGCACCGTACTCAACTTGTATTCCCATATCTTTAGGAATATATTTAGAGACTGCAGAAGCATCATACCATACACCATCAACTAATACAGTGTTGTCACTGACTTGTTCTAACTTCCCTATCTTACTCATAACCGTTTACCTCCTCTACTATTCAAACTAAATTACCTTAGAATATTTCGTTTTTCTTCTGAGTCAAAGCTCCAGCTATAAAACAAACAACTGCGACTATTACTACAAACATTACATAACCAATCATTTTATACCTCCTATTAGACTATATACCTTTTCAATGTATTTATAAGGATACGCCTTACAGAATAATTCCTTGTTATCCGTTTTTACTATGGAGTCTAAGCAGGTTCTAATAGTGCTATCTACTAAAGGTGGGATATTAAGTAGGTCTATTAATAGTTCATTTCTAACTGCCTCTACAAAAGTCTTAGCTCTTTTAATATTATCTGATGTATCACCTTTTTTAATTTTATTTGCAACCACATCTTCCTCTAACTTGTCTATCACTTCAATTTTCTTACCTGGATACACCATCTTAACACCAGATAGTACTAGCAGCTGACTTAGATCCTTATCTTTAGATACTATAATCTTTTCTCCTGTCAAGTATCTACACAAATAACTTACTACGTCGTCTCCCTCTATATGTTCAATTTGAATTACATAGATTGGAGTAAAAGATTGAATATTACTTAAAAGTTGGTTATACTCTTTGAAAACCTTATCCCAATTTATATCTGGAAAACTATCCCTAAAAGGTTTGCGATTAGCTTTATACGCGGGATATATTTCCTTTCTCCAACTCGAACCTTTGTCGGCTACTAAGTAAATTTTATCAGGTTTAAACTCTCTAATGTATTTAAAGAGTTGGAGTAGCACAAGATAGGATATAGATATCTTTTTATTTTTACGCTGTGCAAAGACACTCGACATCAAAAAGATATTACCATCTATTATAAGGTTTTTCATTACACCCTACTCACTTTTTAGTCTTTTTAACTCGCACTTTAACTATAGCTCCTAAGAGAGCTAGCACTACTAATAGGATGACTAAACCTGTCCCAACACCCAGAGTCACTACTATTGTGTTTAAAAAAAGTTCTAACATTCTACACCTCCTGTTTTAACTATACAATATTTATTTCCAAAAGTCAACATTATTTTCAAACTTTATTCCTACTTCAATTCTCGCTCGTGGTCTTCCCATTATAATAAACTTCTTCGCATGTTACACATTTAATAAACCTAAACTGTTTACCTTCTGCTGTACCTATTACTTGGTCCATAGTATGGCCTCTATGCTCTATTAACCAGTCTTTTAAAGATGTAACTCTAAAGTCTACGAATTTATAGCTCACTTTTTAGTATTACCTCCATTTCCATTGGCTGTTTTTATTTCCTCTAAGTCGTCTGTTACTTTTTGGAGTTCATCTAAAGCTAGCTGAGCTATCCTCTCTTTTTGTTTTTCATCTTTTTCATGTCTTAAAATAGGTACAATTCTAGCAACTCGTTTTAAGTCGTCTATTAGTTTGTGCATATGAAAATCACTAATCATCTTACTTCTCTCCGAGTTTTATACTTTCAGGATCGCCTTGCATTGATGGTCTTGTCTTTTCATCGTTTACCTCTTTAACTGCTTTATCCATATCTTCTCTAACAAAATAGCACTTAGTCCATTTCTTACCATACTTATTAAGGTATTTATCTTCTGTTTTTTCAGTTAAGTTTCTTTTTTCACTCTTAATTAAATCATACCCCATTAATTTTCCTAAAGCTCCTACATAAGTAGTTCCTAATTGTAGTTCAATTAATTTAATAGTTACATCTTCGTTACTTTTGATAAAGTCTAATAATTTTTGTTCTGTTTCTGATAAATTAAGTTCGCTCATTTTTACCTCCTCTCTCTAGCATCTCCTTCCTACAAGTATTGCATGCTAGCACCATTTTTAATTGTCCTTTATTACTCATAGGTACGGGATTTAAATACTGCTTTGGCACAATTAATCCACAT